TTGTCTGCCGATATCACAAAATACGTCCAACGTCAGCCGAGCGGTATATATCGCTATTACCGTCGCGTGCCGGTGGAAGTGGCTCAGCACGACAAGCGCACCTTCATAAAAGTTAGCCTTAAAACGAAGAACCACAAAGAGGCGCTTGAGAAAGCTCAAGGCGTGCACGATGCGACCGAACGTCTTTGGTCTGCTATGGCTTCAGGCAACGATAACAAGCCGGAGTGGGAGCGGTACGAGGCGGCGATACGCACCGCTCAATCGCTGGGATTTGCCTATCGTCCCGTTGCCGAGATTGCGGCCGGAAACTTCGAGGATCTGTACGTCCGATCCAAACAGGCCGCTGAACTGTCAGATACCCAGCCTGCCGCTGCGAAGGCAATTGTCGGCCTGGTTGATTCTCCGAACCCGCGCATTTCTGACATCTGGAAAATGTATGAGCAGTTCAATCAGGCTGGCTTCATGGGAATGTCGCCCAAGCAGTTCGAAAAACATAAGGTTTCACGCGAGCGTGCCATTACCTATCTCAGCGAGCTTTTGAACGATTTGCATCTGAAGGACATCAGCCGGGCTGATGCGCTGCGCTTTCGACAATGGTGGACGGATAAAATCAGCGACGAAGGACTGAAGGCATACAGCGCAAATCGAAGCTTTAGCGACCTAAAAGGTATGTTGGGCGTGATTGATAGCGCGCTTCACACGAGTTTCCGAGATCCGTGGGATGGAATACGAATAAAAGAAACGAATGCCACGAAGCTGGAAAAGCGATATCCATTTTCGGTAAAGTGGATACAGGACGAGATACTGAAAGACGGCATCCTCGATGGCATGAACCACGAAGCCCGAATGATTGTTTATACAATGATCGAGACGGGGATGAGGCTAGGGGAGATTTGTAACCTCCGCCCAATCGATATCAAGCTGGACGATGATGTGCCGCACGTCGAAGTGGCAGAGCGCACGGATCGCCGGCAGAAGACCGATTATTCGGTCCGCCGCATTCCATTGGTTGGCGTGGCGCTGTGGGCAATGAAGCAAGCGCCAGATGGTTTTCCAAGGTATGCAGACAATGCAGATTCTGCATCAGCTGCGATTAATAAGTATTTGCGTTCAAAGGATTTATGCCCAACGGATAGGCACACTGTTTATTCACTCCGTCACAGTTTCCAGGATCGAATTGAAAACGCAAAAGCATCAGATCGAATGCAGGCCGACCTGATGGGGCATGAATTTGGGCGGCCCACTTATGGTGATGGCTCTGAAATGAAGCGGCGAAGGGCATTCCTGAATAAAATAAAGTTCAAATGGCCCGATTAGGCTGCGCGGAGGATAGCCTGCGCTCGGCTTAAAGCGCTACCTCGGGTCTGTGCCGAAGCAAGTTCAGCTTCTGCGCGTTCTAGTAAAGGAATCGCAGCTTCACCGAATTTTACGACCAGAGTTGCGGTGTTTTTCACGCATGCTTCGTACTCAGCTAACGTAAAGGAACGTGACATCCTCACTCCCTTTCCCGCAGTGCGGCGCGGCTATACGGCGGAACATATTTGTCGCCGTAGATCGCTGCTAGAACCACCTCGTTAGCGAAATCAACCGCTGCCTCTGGCTGTTGCTGCATGATTGATCCGAAGAAGTTCGGGTTTGCGCAGATGCCAGACAGGGCCGCGTTGAAGATGGCGCGGTAGCCTTCGTGGTTGCTGTCCCATTCGGTTGAAAACTGGGGTTCCATCTACTCACCGCCTTTCAGGGCTTGGCGACCAGCAGGGGTGATGACGTATCCATTGCCAACCCACTTAACAAGATTGTGGCGAAGATAGAATTTCAAATCACTATCTATTTGATCGTGGAATGGCGGCAACAGCGGCCATAGTGGCGTTGAACTGTTTGCGCACATTTTCAACTCAGATACCTGCATTGCGGTCAGCTTCATTCGCTCTGCTCCCCAAGTGAGCTGGCGTTGATAGCGGATTGCCAACAAGTTTTTGCAGCTTCTGGCCAACCGCGAGATGAATTTACAGACCAAAGAGCATTAATCATCTCTGCATTCGGCTCCTGTAGAGCGGCGAGGATGGTGGAGATGGCGGCTTGTGCTTGCGTGTGAAAATTCACTTCGCCATCGACAACGCCCCATGCATCGCCGTCCTCTTTGGATTTAAACGTATTCTCGTCGACGGCTTCGAATAACGCCCGCGCCACCTTCTCGATGAGTTCCTTACTCGGCATCGCTGGCATCCTTTGCGCGCAAGAGGGCGATGCCCCCTTTCTTGAGAAGCTGGTTGTCTACGATGATTTGCGCCTGACTTTCGGTGAAACCGTGAGAAACGACTTCGCGGATCATGTCTTCCCTGTCAGGCGCGTCTAGCTTGGCGAGGCGGGTAATGAGCGGATGGTTCATGACGCACCTTTGATAAAATTGATCATCCGGCACTCGTAAATGTAACAATCGACGCCAAATTCCTTAGCTCTAGATCGAGCGTATTCCTTCGCTGATTTCACATCATGAAAGGTGCGAGATACGCCGTACATATCTTCAACAATCCACTTCATGACGGCTTCCCTCCCAGCGCTGCGCGGGCTTCTTTCCAGTCGTCATCTTCGGTTGGTCCAGTCCCGCCACATCGGCCATTCAAATGACCAAGACGATATGCTTCCTCTATCTTTTCATTCGCCGCCGCGAGCTTGGCTTCGAGGGCTTTGATTCCCGCTGTTTTCTGATTGCACAAGTCGATTGTGCCTTCATGGCACAGGTCCAACTCCTTAACCCGCGCAGTCAGCGCCGCATTGTCGGCTTTGCGAGCCTCAACAACAGCGCGGAGCGCTTCGCGGAGTTCTTCCTTCTCCGCCCGTTCCGCCGCCAATAGCTCCACAGCCTGCGAGCGGGTGACGAGTTCTTCAACGGAAGCGCCGTCTTCTATCGCCTGCTTTGCCTCATGCTCTTTCAGCGTGAAATGGCCGTAGGATGGATATGTGCAGTTCCACGCCTTCGTCACCAACTCCCCGCACTTGCCGGTAGCATCCGGCGATACGGGAGCAACGGGGGTGGGGTGGGTTTTGCTGTCAGCCCAAGCTTTGACAGCCTGCCTGCCTATGCTGTTTTCTTCACGGACGGTTTTGAGAGCGCTCATCATCGGTGAAGTCATGTCGCGTTCATCACGGCTTAGACCGACGTTGCCACGCACCCACGATTGGCGCTGCTCTTCGAGCATTTCCGCCTGCTGCTCTGGCGACAGGGCGTTGAATGCAGCGACTGCTTTCTTCAAAAGGTCTTCACTCGCCATGACGGTCGCCTCCTGATGGGTGGGTTTCTCCGCGAGCTTTGGCGAGCGCGGCTTTATTGGCCGATACAAGTGGATGATCGTCTCCATCGAACAACAGAGTGCGAATCTTTTCGTTTGATGCTTCCAAAGCCTCATAAAGCTCCGGCGCAGCGGCGATCAGGTGAGCGTTGGCCATTACCGTTTCCCACGATCCTGTTACTCGGCCACTGGCGATTGCACAGTATTCACCGCCCCCATAAATCCACTTGCTATCCACGCCATCAACAATTGATGCCACGTCTGCTCGGCCTGCTTCCCACGGCCCCGGCGTAAACTTTGTCTTGCTCATGATCCCGCCACCTCCTGAGAAGGTGCAGAGGGGAGAGGACGCCAGTGGGTGGGCGTCCACGATGCTCCGAATACGGTCCAACGACCGAAAGAATGATAGCCAACCTTAATCGGTACTTCGCGACCAAGCTTTTCAACTGGTGCCCAATTCGCACAGGCAAGCAGAAGCATTTTATCCTTCGGCGCGCTTTCAATCGGCAGCCACCCATCCCCCTCGACCTTACCGGCGGCGGCATGGACCGCGGAGGATAGGGCGCGGATGGCGGCTAGTACATCCCCGGCGTTAATCACAACCTCCGGCTGTCCGCAGCATTCGGGATGCCCATCAATTGACCGCTCTCCATTCCCGCAACATACTTGCACACCACGGTCGGTGATAGTTTTATCGATGGCCCGTACCGCTTCCTCCAACGCCAGCTCACGCGCTGCGGATGGCAGAAAAGGCAGGGCAGCTTGCAGCTCTTCCCGTGCGATACCGCTCGGCAATATGTACCGCTTCAAGCGAAGATACGCCTGCATCGCGCCTACAGCTTCCCCGCCCACCTCCATCACACCGCCCTCCGCAGCCGACGGCGGTTGTCGTTGGCTGGACTGCGACGTTGCCGTGGAGCGCCATAGCGGAACCGAGCGCCGGTAATGCGCGCCAGTTCGAAAGCGGTGTCGCGTAGCGTCTCGGCCTCGGCCTGGTAGCCAAGCGCGCGCACTGCCTTTGAGATCGACAGGACCTGCGCAGCGGTCGTTCCTTGCTGCTGGAATTCAGCGGCGGTCAGGATGGGTGCCATAGCGGCGTGCGTGATGGATCTGGACATGTGAACTCCTCGTGTTTGGTGGGTGCAAAAAGCCGTGGCGCCAGATGCGCAAAGGCCGTTATTCCTGGGGGTTCGGGGGCTTAAGCGCCCCGTCGCTATCTTTCGCGCCTCATGCGGATAACCCCAACCCAACGCCGCACACGGCAACGCAAAAGGCGACAACGATCGTCATCTCGACCGCTTCTCGTGCCGCATAGCGCAGCCACGGCTGTGGGCGTGCATGCTTCTTGGCGCGATAATCAGGGCGGCGCATAGGCTCGACATTTCCGGCCTTCGGTGCGTCGGTTTCAGTTTCAAAATCGTCGTCGGCGAGCAGTTCCAGGAGCGCGCGGTTCATGCTGCTGCCCTCCGCTCGGATGCCGGTACATTGTCGTTTGCGACCGGCTGAAGGCGATAATACCCGTGGTTTCCTGCGCCCCTGTTGTTCATTGGGATAGTCCAGCCAAAGGAGGGCAGACGCTTGCGGAGATAGCAAATCTGCGTGCGCACTACTTGCGGCGCGTTGTCTGGCCCGCCGTTCGGATCGAAGGCGTAGACGTTGTCGACGAGGTCGTTGATGTAGATACGGCGCGGATAGATAGCCGCCAGCGCATCGACGATATTCTTTTGTCCGCGCGATAGAGGCGCGTCCTCGAGCTCGGTGGTTGGGTTACGCTCCATCTTACGCAGCCTCCGCCAGTTCAACCGGTGCACAGCAAGCTACTGCGCCGCTCGTCTGGAAAACTTCGAATGTCTCGCCGGGGCAAAGGGCAGCGAGACGGGTAGCTTCTGCCACGGCCTGCTCAAACGAGCCGTGTTCGTATGGCATGGTAGTGAAGACGCCAACGCGGCCAGTCTTCTTGCCGCGGCGGAATACAAAGAATCCGCCGCCGATGATTTCATTCTGGCGAGGCTTCGAGCTTCTTCTTCTCGGTGCTGTTGCGGTCATGTGGGTTTCTCCTCGTGTTTTGATCGGTGGGTCAGCAGATCGAGCTGGTGAGGCTGTCTTCGTGCTGTTGAAAGCGTTTATACGATAATCGTATTTATTAGTCAAGCGGCGAATACGAAAAGCGTATATGACATAAATATATGATTATGCGATAAGCGGATATGGATAATGATTTGATCGATTGGCTCCGGGAAGCCATCAAAGCCAGCGGGTTGACGCAGGAACAGGTAGCTAAAAAGCTAGGCCTGAACCGACAGGCTGCGATTAGTGAAATGTTGAACGGGAAGCGCCGGATCAAGGCCAACGAAATGCTCATTTTGAGCAAGTTGGGCGGTATTCCGATGCCGGATCGGAGCACCAAGATACCTGTTTTAGGATATGTGGGCGCCGGTGCCGAAGTTTATCCCATCGACGATGGCGACCCCTTATACGAGATAACTATCAGCAGTGCCCTGCCAAAAGACACCGTGGGAGCAATCGTTAGGGGCGACAGCATGTTCCCCATCTTTGAAGATGGCGATCTGGTTGCGTACTCCGGTATGGAAATGCTCCCTGAAGACGCATTAGGCAAAACATGCATGGTCGAACTGATGGATGGTCGAGTTCTAATAAAGACAGTCAGGCGAGGTGTGGCACCAGGTCTTTATACGCTGACCAGCACGAACGCTCCGGATATCGAAGATGTCGAGATAGCGTGGGCTAGGAAACTTGTCATGCGAATGCCGCGGGAATTCTGGCGGCAGCTTTAATACGCAAAGCAGATAATTATAGAGGGTCGCTATAGCGGCCCTTTTTTGTATCTATAATAGAGAATACGAAAAACGTATTTCCGTAGTTGACGAAAATACGAATCACGTATATAACCATTCTCATCAACCGACGCAGAAGACGCCGGACAGTTCGAAGGAGGGCCTACCTCATGATGCCAGAAAACATCCTCCCAAGGATATCGGCACTCAACAGATAGAAGCCGCGCTCAGGCGCAATCGAAATAGAGGAGAGAGCGAATGACGAAAGTTGCCGACAGAAGCGAACCGGCTCTCGTTGAAGTGCCGCCATAGAAATCATCAAGGACGCTGGCCGCTGAAACGCGGCTGGCGCTTTCGGCGTGCTTTAAAAGCAGGCTGTTATGGGTCGGCACCACCCGTTACCCCAGCCTGCCCGTACGTCGCGGTTAACACGAGGAGGGCCGAAGCCGCTTCTACGCCGCGATTTCCTTCGCAGGTACCACCCCGCGCGACCAGACAGATGCCGTTAGACACGGCACTTGTCAACCATCACCGACCGACACGAGGAGACATGCAGCATTCATCAAGGCACGAACTGCAGGCAACTGCTGCCGCGCACCGTAAGAAGGGCGCGTCATTTGGGCAGATCGCGGAACTGATGGGGATCACAAGAGGCCACGCTTGGTCGTTGCTTTCGGAAAGATCGCCCACGCTACCGCCGCCGAACCCAACAAAGAACACCGTTGTGCGGCGCACGACTTTTAACGGCGGCTATTCGGGAGGATGCATGGACATTTATGTCTCGTTGCCCCGCATAACCATTCTGGACGGGCCATACACAGGCACAGTCCACTGAGTAGAGCCAAAAGGCAGGCCGACCGCGGAGAGACGGGGCCGACGACTAACCTCCCGATGAGGAGGACATCACTTGAAAACGAAGTATACGCGAACTGGCGAGCGGGACATGACAAACCGCAAGCCTTATCGGACGGCTGCGCAGAAAGCAGAAGCACGCGCTGCGGCTCTCCTTACTGGAGGGCGCTACGTTTCCAACGCGCCTGTCACTTACCACCGCGCACCAAAAAGAGGTGCCGCATGACCTGCGAATGCGGTGAATGCTGGGACTTGCCCGGCGAAATCGTCGTCCACAAGCTGTGGAAATGGAAGGGCATCATCATCGAGGAGCGCGACAGTTTCCGCTGGCTGACTGTGCGTTTCATGATTCCAGGCACGGGCCTTGTGCAACTTGAGGTCTCGCGCTTCGAAGTCGAGCCAGACGGTGAAGAGGATGGCGGCGGTGTTGAGGCTGACAAGCCTGAAGAGGACAACGTCATTCCGGTCGATTTCACCAAGAAGGTGAAGCTTACGAAAAACACCAAGACGAGGGGAGCAGCGTGATGACCTCCACCACGTACAGCCACACGCGCAACTATGCGCCCAAAGACTACGCTGCCGGCGACACCTTCTATGAGCCGGAAACCACGCTCGGTCTTGGTGACCGCTTCCTATGGGGCTTGGCAGTTGTAGCTGCGCTCGCTCTTACGGTCGGCTTCTACACATGGGTGCTGGCATGATTTCGTTCGCCACGGAAGCCGCGGCTGACATGCCGCACATTGATCCCGGGCGAAAGCCCGGTGTCGGCCGCATCGGGCAGTCCTTGGCGCTTGCAGCGTTCGCGCTGGCAATCGCCACGACAATTGCAGCCTTCCTGTTCTGGAACCTGCTGCTGCCGTTTTACGGGCTGCTTTATCTGTGGGGTGCGCACTAATGCCCAGCAGACCTCCACGCGACAACTGCGCATGGCTGCTCACGAGCCCACCGGCGTGGCTCGTCGGCTGGCTCATACTTGCGGCTGTCATCGCCGCAATCGCCGTTACCCACCACACCTACTGAACACGAGGAGACCTATGGCTCTATCTCTTTCAAGCCTCAAGTCGACCAAGAGAAACGATCCACCTGTGATCCTTCTCTACGGTGTCGACGGCATCGGCAAAACGTCGCTCGCGGCAGAATTTCCAGACCCGATTTATCTGGCAACCGAAGGTGAGCGCCCGCCGTCTGACATCGAAATGGCAACGCCCGGCACGATTGAATCCTTCGACGATCTGCTGAACGTCATCGGCGAATTACTGACCGAAGAACACGACCGGCGCACCGTGATTATCGACAGCCTCGACGGGCTGGAATCGCTTGTCTGGCGTGCGACATCGGCCCGCCTCGGTATCAATGGCATCGAGGAGGCCGGGTTCGGGAAAGGCTACGTGGAAGCCGATACCGAATGGAATGAGCTCATGGCAGCGGTGTCTGCGCTGTCTCGTGCAGGAATGTATGTGGTCATGCTGGCGCACCCTGAAATCGTGCGCTTCGACAGCCCGACTACTGATCCATATAGCCGGTATCAGCCCAAATTGCATAAAAGGTCGAATGCACTGGTTCGTGAGAAGTCCGACATCGTCGCATTCATGAACTACCGCATCTCCATCAAGGAGAAAGAAGTGGCGCGCCAGACGAAGGTTAGCCACGCCGAGGGCGGGAAGGAGCGCCAGGTGCATTTCAACGAGGCGGCGGGATTCAACGCCAAAAACCGTTATTCGATGCCTGATAGCGTCGTTTACCGCAAAGGGCAGGGCTTTGCCGACATTGCCAAGTTCTGGCCGGTTGGCAACGAAAATGGACAGAGGGAGGCGGCGTAAATGGAAAAAGCTCTAGCTAGCCTCGTTGCAATCGCGGCCATCCTTTTCTTCGCACCATTAATCGGCGTTCTCGGTGGCGCGTTCGTCGGCTGGGTCGTTGGTCTGTTTTTTGCAGAAACGATCCACGCCTTCCTTGCCGCCGTTGGCATCAAAGCAGCAGGCCTTGCGATGTGGCAGATCGGCGCTTCGCTCGGTTTCATCGGCGGGTTTCTTCGCCCGGCTATTCATCGGGCGAAGGCGTAAACACCCAAACCCCAACGCCGATGCAATAAGTAAAAGACGCCGCTCCGCTGCGGACGGAGCGCGCGGAGCGGCGGCGCAAAGTAATCCTCCTCCCCTGATTACTTACGCGGCAGCGAATTACCATGAGTAGAAAAGGGTTAATAGTTAAACATCCGTAACGATTACCTAACCACACCACCAACAACACGAGGAATTTATAGATGGCCAGACTTGGCTCAACATTTGACGCGACCAAACACGACACCACGCAGTCCGATTACTCAGAATTGCCGAACGGCGACTACGAACTGGAAATCGAGGCCAGTGAGGTAGCGGCCACGAAGGATGGCACGGGCACCATCCTGAAGACGACGATGGTCGTTATTCGTCCAGAGGAGTACGAAAAGCGCAAGCTGTTCAACAACTTCAACTTGGAAAACAAAAGCAGCGTAGCGCAAGAGATCGGCCAACGTCAGCTGGCCAGCCTTTGCCGAGCGATTGGCGTCTCGGAAGTCGAGGATTCCGAAGAACTGCACTTCAAGGCGTTCACGGCAAAGATCGGCCTCGGCAAGCCTTCGAAGGATGGCCAGTATCCGGCCCGCGCCGAGATAAAGCGCTATTACTATCCCGATGAGGGCAACGTCCCTCAGCCTTCGATCGACGCCAACCAGCCCGTAGCGCAGTCCCGCCCTGCCAATGACAACCGACCGGCTGCGGCTAACAGCAACAAACCGGCGCCAGCAGCAGCTGCGGCAGGCAAGAAGCGCCCTTGGGGTTAAGCCACACCACCCCGCTACTGGCGCGATAGCGCCGGTAGCAACCACCTTACCGAACCGAACACGAGGAGATACGCATGGCTTATGAAGCGGAGCGCAGACAGATCGATAGCGCGTTGCCGATACGCTTTGATGGCGCGTTTGTAGCTGGCGGCGCTGTGACGAGCGTTTTCACCGGGGCGAAGATCAATGACGTTGATCTTTACTTCAAATCACACCGGGCGTTTGAGCGCGCTGTTTATGACGCCTATGAGGAGGGCCTATGGTGCGTCGCGGCCAGCAAGCGAGCCGTGACGTTTGCCGACCAAAGCAACAACATCGCCCAGTTGATGTATTTCGACTTCTTTCCGTCTGCCGAAGATATCTTCAAGGCATTCGATTTCACCGTCTGCATGGGCGCTGTCGATCTGGATACTGGCGAGCGCCCCAGGTGGCAGGGTGCAGAGTTCATCACCGTCGGCGAAAAGCATCCCGACTCCGGCTTTGTTTTTCATCACGACTTTCTGAAACACAACAGCCAGCGATTCCTGAAATTCAACGCTGGAACGCGATACCCGCTTGCATCATCAACACGCGTTCTGAAGTACCAGCAGCGCGGCTACACGATCGGCAAGGGCGATATGATGAAGATCGCGCTGGCTGTACGTGGCGTGAAAATCGACACATGGGACGATCTGAAGGACCAGATTGGCGGCGCTTACGGCGACAAGGTTGTTCTCGGCAACGAGGACAAACCGTTCACCATCGAGGCGGCGATTGATGCCCTGACCGTCGACGACGCCGAAAGCGAGCCGTGGGTACAGCCTGCGAACGACAATATGCCGGGCACTGCAGAAACGCTGCTGGCGCATATCGCAACCCTCAACGGTGTCGAATTCGTCCTGCCTGAGCTCGATGAGGATGGCTGGCCTTTGGCTGCCTAAACCCAACAGGCGCGGCTACCACCCGCGCCTTCTACCACCGAACACGAGGAGACTTTGATGAGAGTCAGCATTGACCGCTCACAGCTCGCGCACGCCTTGGCAACCGTCAACCGTGCCATCGAAAGCCGCAATTCCATTCCTATTCTCGCCAACGTGCTCTTGGCGGTTGAGGACGGACAACTGCGCCTGACCGGAACCGATCTGGACGTAGAGATAACGACCAGTCTGCCGGTGCTCGACTGCCAGCCGGGTAGCGCAACCGTTCCCGGCAAGATGCTTGCGGACATCGCAAAGCGCGCAACGAGCGACATTACCCTTGAGCTTGATGCAGCTAGCGTTGGAGGTCGCCTTACAGTCGCTTCTGGTCGCAGCCGCTACAAGCTCGATGTCTTGCCCGCCGAAGACTTTCCGTCCTTCAGCGCGGGTAAATTCGACACGATGCTCGAGCTCGATCTGGCAGCGCTTGTGGCGCCTTGTGTGCATTGTATCTCGACCGAAGAAACCCGCTATTACCTCAATGGCGTCTATCTGCATGCTGTCGAAGGCCGCTTGGTTGCTGTCGCAACCGACGGGCATCGGTTGATGCGCAATGTCGGCCCTGCCGGTGCTTTGGAATACGGCGTTATCCTGCCGCGCAAGCTCGTCGGTCTACTACCGAAAGGCGCTGTTACAGTTGAACTGTCGCAGAGCAAGGTTCGCGTCACGTCTGGCTCGACGGTTATCACGAGCAAGCTGATCGACGGCACGTTTCCCGACTATGTACGCGTAATTCCGCAGAACAATGTGAACGTGCTTACCGTTGACCGGCAGGCGCTCATGAAGGCGGTCGAGCGTGTCGCCGCTGTTGCGGACGACAAATCTCGTGCTGTGAAATTCGCGGTCGGCGATGTGCTGCGCCTGATGCTGGCGGACAAGGCTAGTGATGAAGTTTCGATTGAGTTCGAGGGCGAGCCTTTGGAAATCGGCTTTAACGCCCGGTACGTCAACGACATGCTTGGCGCTCTGGATGAACCGAGCGTGCGTTTTGCGCTCGGTGATGCAGGCTCGCCTGCTATCGTCAAAGGCGAGGGCGAGTGGACCGCCGTTCTCATGCCTCTACGGGTGTAGGAATGGCACCCCTCCCAAAAGCAGAATCCAGCACGGTCCGCGCCATCTACGCAGCTTACGAGGCCCAGGCTAAGTCCTGGGACTCGTGGGGCATCAGCGTGGGCGAGGCTGGCACGGAATGTGACAGAGCCTTGTGGTTCGGCTTCCGCTGGGTGTCGGCGCACGAGGTTCATTCTGGCCGTCAGCTTCGACTGTTTGCCACCGGCAATATCGAGGAAGATCGCTTGGTCGCCGACCTCGAACGCATCGGCGTCGACGTCTACGGGCAGCAGGACAAAATCAGGCTGGTCTCGGGCTTCGTTCGAGGAAAGTGCGACGGCAAGGCAATGGGCGTTCCGGAGGCACCGAAGACTGAACATTTGCTGGAATTCAAGTCGAGCAATGAGAAGGGCATCAAGGAACTGCAGAAGCACGGCTGCCAGAAGGCCAAGCCCATGCACTATGCCCAGTGCCAGCTTGGAATGCACGATTTCGGTCTGACGCGCTGTCTGTATCTGGCGTCGTGCAAGAACACAGATACGCTTTATGCGGAGCGCATCGAATACGATGTCGAGTTCTGCCTTCGACTGTTGGCACGCTGCGAACGCATCGTGTTTTCAGACGAGCCGCCCAGCAGGATTAGCGAAGATCCGGAGTTCTTCGGCTGCATGTTCTGCAAACACCGTGGCGTTTGCCACGAAGGTGTGCAGCCGCGCGTTAACTGCCGCACCTGCCTTCATGTTCAGCCTGAGCATGGCGGGGATTGCCACATGTCATGCGCACGCTGGAACAAGCCCTTGTCGATCGACGAACAGCGCGACGGCTGCCCGGCGCACCTTTATCTTCCTGGGTTGATAAATGGCGAGCAGATCGATGCGGACGAGGTTGCGGAGACCGTCACGTATCGACTGGCGACGGGTGAGATATGGGTGGATGGGGTGAGGGGCGAGGCGGCTTGATGGCGGACAGAAAAAACACGACGGATATTATACCTGGCAAAGGTCGCTCAGCTGATCTTGCAGGGCGTCGCTTCGGTAAACTTGTAGCTGTCGAATACATCAAGGGCGTGCCGCCAAAGTACAAAGCAAGCTGGCGCTGCATATGCGACTGCGGCGGAGAGAAAATAACAAAGGCTGAAAATCTAAAACGCGGAAAATCTATACATTGTGGGTGCGAAACACGTGCGAACCGCATCGCTCAAGTTACTAAACATGGCCATTCTCGATCTACGAAGCGCGGACGGCCGTCGCCTACATACCAATCATGGCATGGGATGCGACAGCGCTGCACCAACCCTAACAATGACCAGTATATGGACTACGGAGGCAGGGGTATTAAGTGCCACGAACGATGGTCTTCCTTTGTGAATTTTCTCGCTGACATGGGAGTTCGCCCCGAAGGCACGACGCTTGATCGGATTGACGTAAACGGCAATTACGAACCCGGGAACTGCCGATGGGCTACACTGGAAGAGCAAGCTTCCAACAAGCGCCCTCGCATAAAGCACGCACACATTTTGAAACTTGTTGCAGCTTCAAGGCATCTTGTCGCCGCAAACGACAACGAACTGCCTGAAGCCGTGAGAGTAGTGCGGGATATACTAGCGCAGATGGATAAAGGGGCGGCATAGTGCTGGAACTCAGGTCGTACCAACGCGAAAGCATAGACGCCCTCTACAAATACTGGGCTAATGGCGGCGGTAACGGATTAATCGTACTGCCGACCGGTGCTGGCAAAGCTCTAGTCATTGCCAAGATCATTGAGGAGTTGCTTGCTCAATACCCAGACATGCGGATCGTCAATGTCACGCATTCGGCGTCATTGGTCGAACAGAACTTCAAGGAGTTCTTGGGCCTATCCCCTTTTGCGCCAGCTGGCATTTATTCCGCTAGTCTCAATCGGCGGGATAGCAGAGCGCAAGTGCTGTTCTGTGGAATTCAGTCAGTTTGGAACAAGGTCAAGAAGTTGGGCTCAATCGATCTTGTCTTGGTCGATGAGGCTCATGCCATCAGCCGCAACGCGAATACTCAATACGGCAAATTCTTCCGCGATGTTCGCGAGGCAAATCCAGACAGCAGGACGGCCGGAACGACGGCTACCGATTACCGCATGGATTCAGGTCGCCTAACAGATGAAATGGATTCCGATGACGATGTGGATGAAGACGGCAATAAGGTCAGGTTCAAGTTGTTTGACGATGTCGTCTATGAAGTTGGCATCGCGGAACTTATCGAGAATGGCTACCTGACGAAGCTAACCAGCCACAAGACCAGTGCGAAAATTGACCTAAAGGGGGTTGGGTCGAGAGGCGGTGACTACATCCCGGGTCAACTGTCTGCTGCGGCAGAGAAGATCATTGAAGACGCGATAGCGGAAGACATGGTCATGTCTGAAGGACGACGTGCTGGTCTTTTCTTTAGCACAAGCAAAGAAAATGCACGCCATATTGCCGAGTGTATTCACAGCCATGGACGCTCGTGCGCCGTCCTTACAAGTGATAATGCGCACCAGACCAAGGAGGTGTTTGAAGGTTTCCGATCCGGTAAGTACTGGGCAATTTCATCGGTCTCAATGATTACGACCGGGACGAATTTCCCGTTCGTGGACTTTATCAGCCTTATTCTGTCCACGAAATCGGCGGGGAAACTCGTGCAGATACTGGGGCGCGGCACTCGTAATTCGCCTGGTAAGACAGAGTGTTTGATTGCTGATCACGGGAAAAACCTCGCCTTTCACGGGCCAATTGATCAGATTCATCCAAAAGCACCGGGCAGTGGAGACGGGGAAGCGCCTCGGAAGGTCTGCCCAAGCGAAGAAACGCCAGGAGCGGTGCGGGATGAGGAAGGAAAGTTCGGCTGCGGCGAACTCATTCATGCGTCCGCCAAGGCTTGCCATTGCTGCGGCTACATTTTCCCACCTAGCGATGATGTAAAGATCACTGCAGAGGCGGCAGATGTGCCTGTCCTTTCGAAGGATACTGAAAGCACCCGCCAGGTGGATCGCCGCACCTTCGCATACCACGAAGGCAAGGGCGGCAAGCAGGACAGCGTAAAGGTGTCTTACTGGGTGGGTATGTCACCGATCAACGAATGGCTCGGGCCTGCGCATACTGGCTTCTTCAAGTCGAAGTCAGACAGGTGGTGGCGAAAGCACGGCGGACAAGCGCCATTCCCGAAAACTGTGCTGGAATTCATGGAGCGCCAGAACGAATTGCTGCCCACGGGTGAAATCGTTGTGAAGCCCAACGGCAAATACTGGGAAGTGGTTGACGCCATGCCAGGTGCTGCGAATGACAATGTGCCCCAGGCTGGCAATGATAATGAGCTGGCCTGGCTGGCGGAGATAGGGGATGAAGTGCCCTTCTAAATCATGATACACAGGACCACAGTTTTTCGGAGGGGCTATGCGCAACGCTATTATTGATAACTCAACACTCACCGCCGTTCAGAGACTTATGGGGGAAGTTGAACTAGTTAACTCCGCTGCACTAGACGGAGACATCGCGGCTCTAGAGGGTTTAGTGCAAGCAATCCTTTTCTATGACAATCTATTCTTTGTTGATGATTACAAAGCCGAATTTAGGGAGAACCGACAAAAGCAATTTCCCTTCTTAACCGGCCTTTCTAAAGATGAAATACACTATGATGCGTTCATGAGGGCGGCATCAGAGGTGACTGCTGAACTTGGTCTAAGAATTAGACATGGTCAGCTCGATAAAAATGAGATTGGTTCTTTTCTAAATAGAGTTGGGATACTTGCGACATTCAGGTGGGAGCTGCAGTCAAGCGAGTTTCTGCTAAAAATGAAAATGATTGAAGATAGCGCAGACCGCGAATTGTTTGCCGCAGTTCAAGAGTTGGTTTTCATCGAACAGGCCGCGTCAAAAGAGGCGAACAAAACTGATGAGGTCCGTGGTCATTATGAACTCCTTGATTCCAATGGCACTCCGATTCCGCGCTCAAATGGCGAGGGGCGCTCGATTCCATCCCAGCTTAACGCTTTTGCTGGAAGCGTAAACTGGCTTGCTCAAAGATCTATCTTCTACACCTACTTGGCTAGTACGTTTGATGCAGATGCGATACTTCATCCAATTCGGTCTGACTTCCAAGCAACTATCGGACCTAAATTGGGAATGGATGGTCAGGCTTTCGGGCCAATCCTAGAGGTATTCTCAGGTCAAATCAGTAGCGCATTGAAAGATATTACCGCAAAGACTGACGCGATAATATCTCAAACGGATTTGCCGATCTTTTCTGCTTGGCTGGTCAACCGGACTGATGATCCGCGAAAGATACTTGATGCTGCGTTTGAAGTTAGAGGGAATGAAGAGTTCATCTCGTTGCGAAATCTTCTCTCTGAACTTGAAGACATGTCGAAAAATCCTGACCACTCTGATTACGTTAGAAAGATCAACCGGCTAGTGCAGGAGATAGAAAAGGCTGGAGGGACGTTAAGGGAGATGTACGGGGTAAGAACAAAGAATGGTGTGTCCATTGCCCCATTGATTACGGTCATCAACTTTTTCGCTAACTTAAAGGGCTTACCAGGAATTCCCAATGTACCCTTCAAAATAAAATTGCCAAACGGTCTTCAGGAAGTTGGGATGCGGAAAGGGTTCAAAGGCGTATTCCGATCTGTGCTTTCTGACCTGGTAGCGATACGCAAGCTCGGCCAGTATCATGATAAACTCACTTCGGCAGTTGCATTCAAGGGCGGGAGAAGAATGGAACCAATTCTCCCCGCGGTACAGCCGCGCCGGTACATGGGCTATAGCTCGAATTGGTCTAAGCGCTTTGACGACTAGTTGATCGTCGGAAGATAACAACAAGAATTCTGACGCGACGCCTGCCTCCGCAAGAGTAACCGCGCCGTTGAGATTTATTGGATGGGAGTCGATTGGCCCCGATCCATTAACGGGATGCGCCGCGAGGCATGTTAACTTACCTACCGCTGCTTATCGCAGCAATACCAACCACTGAAACACGAGGAGCAACAATGCAAAACAAAGCTGACAACACGAAAGCGCAGAACTACCTAGCCTATGATGTCACCGTGCTTGAACGGGAATTCGCCGACTTGGTTGCGGCATACCCCGAACTGGCAGAAGATGACGAACTGCGCGCCGACACAATCGAAGGCGAGACAGACGCCTATCGCATGCTCGGTAAGATCGTGGCCATTGAGCGCGACGCAAACAGCATGGTACTGGCCATCGGCGAACGCGCCAAGGAATTAGCCGCGCGAAAAGAACGATACGCCAGACGCAAGGACGCAATGCGTGCGCTGCTACTGCGGTTGTTGAAAGCTGCTGAACTGAACAAGGTGAGCTTGCCGGAAGCAACTGTGTCGATTGGCAAAGGACGCGCCGGGGTTGAGATTGTGGATGAAGCCCTGTTGCCGGATAACGTCGTGAAGCTAAAGCGCGAGCCTGACAAGACGGCGATAAAGGCGGCGCTGGATGCTGGCGAAGATGTGCCGGGCGCAGTGCTGCGCGAAGGGCAGCCAAGCGTTACGGTGAGGGCGGCTTAAGGTTGAGGAGTACAGTAGGCCAAAAGTGACTCGAACGCGTCGAGTTGGATGCCAGATTGATCAGAGATATCCACAACAATACTTCGGCGCATGTTTACCTCGGAAGCTGCAATCGGCACGGAACGTCCCTTATCTTTCTCGAAAATTCCAGCAATTGTTACAATGACCGCAGAGTAAGCCTGTAGCTTTGCAGCGTTAACAGAGGAATAGGAAGAGGTTATCTTGGTATGGGTTAATATGATGAGAACTTCCGTCGCAAGTTGAGGGCAGCATTTTGTTACAGGCCGCAAATCATCTATGGCTCGTTCAAGGAAAGGTTTTCTCATTTCGCTCTCAAGCTGCCACGACGCACCTAAAGCGATTAAGCTTTGAAAGGACGTATACAAATCATGACACAATACTTTGTTTGCCTCGATGGCCTGATTGACGCGACTTTCCGAAATCTGAAAAACAGTAGAAAGCAAGACGAAAGCGCCGCCAGCAACAGCACAAATTCCGGCCAAGAGTGTCTGCCACTTCGAGGCCCACTCTAAAAGAATGAGTTTACGAAACCAGTTGCCAGTTTCTATGACACAAAAAGACGGCTTCGCTAAGCAATCCAGCTCATTGAATTTCAGAACCGTAAACGCAATAAACCAAGCAACGATAACGGTGCCGAGTGCTCCAACGAGCCATAGAATTCGCTTCATCTGCCACCACCCTTTGATGAATTGATTGGCAGATATTCCAGCAACGATCAACACCCCGCCAGTCACCAACTTGCGGGTTACCACCACGAAACACGAGGAGATGACATGAGCAATACTGCTGATGCGCCCGCTATTGCGCCGTGCGCAATCGTCGGCGACGCAAGCCTTTATCAAGCCGACTGCAGAGACGTTCTGCGTTCTATGCCTGACAACTCCATTGACAGCATCGTGACTGACCCACCTTACGCACTCGTCAGCATTGTGAAGCGCTTTGGCAAACCCGGAAGCGCGCCCGCAAAGGGCAACGAGGCTTACCAGCGAGCATCTGCTGGCTTCATGGGTAAGTCATGGGATACGGGCGAAGTCGCGTTCAGCGAGGAATTTTGGCGGGAGTGCCTGCGGGTTTTGAAGCCCGGCGCGCACGTCGTCGCATTCAGCGGCACGCGCACGTATCATCGCATGGCTGTTGCGATCGAGGACGCTGGTTTTGAAATCCGCGACCAGCTTGGCTGGCTATATGGTTCGGGCTTTCCGAAGTCTCATAATCAGCATGACGAATGGGAGGGGTGGGGCACCGCGCTGAAGCCAGCGTGGGAGCCGATTGCTCTGGCGAGAAAACCGCTTGAAGGAACGGTTGCGGCGAACCTCGCAAAGTGGGGTGTCGGCGCGCTGAATATTGATGGGTGTCGGGTTGGTGATGAGGTGACCACCACGACCGTTCGTGGTGGTCAAACCGGCGCGACTCCGATTGTGCCTCAGAGAGCAGATTTTGTAGGTGGCAGTCGGGCGGGCCGCTGGCCTGCAAACATCGTCCATGACGGCAGTGATGAAGTTCTGGCAGCGTTTCCAAATACCAAGTCGGGCAAACCGTCTGGCGTAAAAGCCGGTAACAACAATAATGTCTACGGACAATTTGCAGGTGGTGTGCCCGTTACTGGTTTCGGCGACGAAGGTTCTGCCGCCCGTTTCTTCTATTGCGCGAAAGCCAGCCGCAAAGATCGGGATGAGGGGCTGGATGGATTTGAACAGAAGGTAGTCGCATCCGCACTTGCACGGGTGTCTCAGCTCACCGGCGAGGAGGCCACTTGCATTAGTGGAACCAAACATCCACGCGCCAACACCCACCCTACGGTCAAGCCCACCGATCTGATGCGCTGGCTATGCCGCCTTATCACCCCGCCGGGTGGCGTCATTCTAGACCCATTCATGGGCAGCGGCTCGACGGGCAAGGCTGCTCTGCTGGAAGGATTTCGTTTTATCGGATGCGAGCGTGAGGACGAATACATGCCAATCGCACAGGCACGTATTACCTCCGCTGCGCGCCCCGTTGCCGCGAAAGCGCAACCGGCGAATGACAACCAGTTGCCCCTGCAGGCCAGCCTTTTCGGAGACGCCGGATGAGCTTTGTGATTAAAAGGACGCTGAGGCTATCGTCAATCCCGAAAAGTGTAGCGAAATGCAGTTGGGGTCAGTCCATCGTTATCAATCTGCCACGGATCATGGGGCTCAACACTTCCGCCGCCAGCGGTTTCCCCGCTCAATTCGATTCCGTGAACGATGAGCAGTACATTGTCTGGATAGGTCTGTTGGTGAAGGTCGACCTCGTTCTTTGTCAACAGTATAGCGCCCGGTCCACCAGTGGTGCCCTTAACCTCGATCACTTTACTCTTGCCGGCGATAATGGCGCGGTAATCGCAAGGCTCCTTGAGATGCACATCTTGGATTTTTGTGAACCCATGCTGGTCGAGCCATTGCCTGGCAACGAGCATTGCTCTTTCATCGACAGCTTTCCTCTGGGGTGCGGTAAGTCCGTATCCCTGTCCTCTTCTGGTAGTGCCTTTAGGGCTAATAAGCTCCGAGATCTGTGCTGTCGTATCAACAACGTCACGAGCAAGTGCACCTGGCTGTTTGCCAGCAGCCGCACCGTTGTACAAAACTTGAAGAAGATGAAGAGCATGCGACAGGTCTTGAAGGATGATGTTTTCATCTGGCACCTTACCGACCTCATATGTCTTGGAGAAAGCGGTCGTGCGCTCATAAGCCTTAGGAAGCTGCGCTTTGCTCCCCAGATCTACGCCTTCTATAAAACCACGCTCTACTGCCCCATTACCAATTTCCGCTCGCGACCAGGTCATCAAAGCATCTGCTTCTTCAGCGGGGCGCGGCTGGAAAGTCAAGCCATCCCAGATGGTCGAGCCGTGGCAGATGCAAAGGGAAACGGCACGGCCATCTGGTCTAAACAAATATACGGCGTACCATCCATTTTGGGGATTGGGCGATTGGTCTTCAGCAAAAATTCGGACCCATGGAACAAGGGTTTTTCGACCAGTTCCATCTTTGCCCGTGACGTCGAACTGAGTCGAAAAATCTCCAAGGTTAGGTGCGAGTTCATTTTGATGTGTACGGATCCATTTGGGAATACGTTGCCGGACTATTATTCCGCGCCTTGCCATAGCATCGGTGTTCTCGTGGGAATACTCGAGCTGGAGCTCCATCACTTCATTAAGCATGTTTTGCATAAGATTCGCCCTCCCTTAGTTAGGGCACTAATGAGTGAGGCTGAAGGCTTAAGAATTGGTAAGAGGATGAAGGTATGACCGACATCTGCCACGTCTGCGGCCGTCACGCCGTCGGCCTCGGCGTGCAGGCAGACCGCGAGCCTATCCGCTGGCTGTGCAAGGAATGCGCCGACATTGCCGAGCATATTCGGCATCGGCGTCGTTTAGATCCTTACGAACTGCGCGCCCTTGATACCGGCGTCGAGTCGGTTGGTTCATACCTTCAAGAGCTTGGCAAAACCGACCTTAAGGAAATGGACGAGCTCGAAGCACGCATGCTGGTGAAAGCCGCGTGGGAAGGTTGCGGGCGGGGGATGCGGGAAGCGTTGAAGGAGGCGCCGTTTTGATTACGGCTTGGGAGACGATTTTCCTTCGAATACCGGGGACCATTCGACAAACAGGAATCGTTCGAGATAATTCATGAGCTCGATCGATGCGTCAGACGGGATCAAGAAATCGACCCGTACCGTGTTGTCTCTAATCCACTGCCCCACAGTTTCCGCATTTAATACCTGTCCTGAAACGTGAGGGGAAGAAACAAGGCTATTGGAGAGCGTGCTGCTCTGCGGATCGACCCGATAGTGTTGGTGAGAATAACGTGCCGGGCTGGCGCCCCCAGCTTGGCCAACTTTCAGCACTTTGGCCTTATCGCGGAGATGGAAGGAGTAGACCGCCTTCTTCATCTTTGGGAGTTGGGGGTAGCCCGAGTGTTCCCGCCATTCAACGACGTCAATTGTAGGCAGTACAAATCCTGGGTGGTGCTTTTTGCACCACTTTTCGAACCCGCTTAGTGCCTTGAAACCACGATCCAGCTCGTACGATCGCTTCGGCTTTTTCCAGAACATAAACCCACCCCATTTCTGAGGGAGACTTTATGCATATTTCGCAGGAACTCAATACCGACCCCATGCTCGACGTCGCTCTGTCCTATACGACGCGCAATTGGCCGGTATTCCCATGCCGTGCAGCCGACGAGGAGTTCGTCGACGAGGATGGCCTTATCGAAATTCTTGCTACCAAAACTCCGCTGACCTCAAATGGGTTCCGCGGCGCGACTTTAAATGAGCGCATTGTGCGTGAACTCTGGCGCCGCAATCCCGGTGCAATGATCGGCGTGCCGACCGGTGCGCCCATTGGTGCGTGGGTGCTGGACATTGACCCGAAGCACGGCGGGCCGGATACGCTCGCGGCTTTGGAGGCCGAGCATGGCGCGCTACCAGCCACGCTTACGGCTGAAACCACGAGCGGCGGCCGGCATTACTTCTTCAAACACAAGGCTGGCGTGCGCAATCGTGGCGCATTGGGCGCTGGCATCGATGTTCGTGGCGACGGCGGCTATGTCATTGCGGCCGGCAGTGTGCCTGCTGTTGGCCAGCCTTACCGCTGGTTGGTCGACATGGAACCAGTTGATGCGCCGAACTGGCTGCTGAAGCTTGTCCTGCCACGGTCATACGACAGCACGACGATGTATCAGGCTCCGTCGGTGTCGGGCACGATTAACGACCGATACGTCGAGCGCGCGGTACAGTCCGAGCTTGACGATCTTGCGATGGAGCCGATGGGCAATCGCAACAACCGCCTGAACGACGCTGCGTTTCGGATGGGAACGTTTGTTGGAGCTGGCGCACTTTCGGAATCCGAAGCACGGGCATTGTTGCAAGACGTAGCGCGCGGCTGGGGCAGGGACTTCCCGCGTTGCTGCAAAACGATCGACAATGGCCTGAAGGCGGGCAAGATGCATCCGCGTCAGGCGCCGGAAGCGGTCAACGACAATACGAAGCTGGTGGACATCACGCGCATGCTCGATAACGCGCGGGCGGAGGTTGAGGGCGGTGACACCAACGCCGAAGAGCATAACGACGAGCCAGACGCGCCGCACGACGCACCACCCTCCGAACAAGCCCCCACCGACCAACCCATACTCGCAGCTACACCGTTTCAGTGGAAAGACCCGTCGACGCTGCCACGCCGTGAATTTGCTTTCGGTCGGCATTTCATCCGCAAGTACGTCTCGGTTACAGTCGCGCCGGGCGGGCTTGGCAAAACTGCAAACAGCATCGTGGAAGCGCTAGCCATGGCGTCGGGCAAGGCCTTGAACGGCGTGAAGCCGCCGCGTCGACTTAAGGTCTGGCTGTTCAACGTCGAAGATCCGCGCGACGAGCTTGAGCGACGCATAATGGCGGCGTGCATTCACTTCAATCTCAAGCCCGAAGACATCGACGGTCATCTGTTCCTCGACAGCGGCCGCGAGCAGGAGCTTGTCGTGGCTATTGACGACAAGAAGGGCGTTAAAATCCAAGAGCCGATCGTAGAAGCCGTGGCCGAAACCATCCTCGCCAATGGCATTGACGTGATGATCGTCGATCCGTTCGTCTCGACGCACCAGGTCAACGAAAACGACAATGGCGCAATCGATAAGGTTGCGAAGCTCTGGGCGCAGATCGCGGACTATACGAACTGCTCCATCGACATCGTGCACCACCTGCGCAAGGTGAGCGACCGCGAGGCTACCGTCGAAGACGCACGCGGTGCAGTGGCGTTGATCGGCGCAGCGCGTTCAGTGCGTGTGCTTAACCGTATGTCCGAAGGACAGGCCAATGAGGCTGGTATTCCCGGCATGGATAGGTTCGGCTATTTCTCGATCACTTACGGGAAATCGAACCTTACGCCGCTCTCGCATCGGCTGGACTGGCGACACATTGAAAGCGTGGCGTTGGGTAATGGGCGAGGCCTGACGCAGCCGCAAGACCATGCGCCCGTAGTGACGGAATGGCATTGGCCATCGAGCGAGGATGTGGCCGAAGGTCTGACGGAAGAGCAGAAAGATGCAATCCGCGGTGCCGTAAACGGCGGTATGTACAAGCAGGCGCCGCAGGCCAAAGACTGGGTTGGTCACGCCGTGGCTTATGCGCTGGGGCTGGATATTGACGACGAAGTGCAGAAGAAACGGGCCAGCCACATTACCAAGGCGCTGTTCAAGGAAGGCTTCTTGGCGAAGGTCGAGGAGCGGGATCCTGTGCAGCGGAAGACTACGACGTTTGTGAGGGCGGTTTAGGGAGCCAATTTCCGATATTCGTAAAATAACAAGTGAGCAAGGAAATAGCTCAACCAGTAATAGGAGTATCGATATGAAACCAAGCAGCCTTCAACAATCTGAAAACTATGAATACCTGAAAAACTTGAGCATCCAAGCCGAAGAGAGTGGCATGTATGAATTTGCCGAAATACTCGCTCGAGCAGCTTGCTGGTGTTACAATCGGAGTTGCCTCGCGTAGAATTAGAAGCGCCCTGTGGGGCGCTTTTTTTATGCCTCAGCAGTTGACGGAGGGAGAATGGGCTCACCGTTTTCATCGATCTCTCCACGATGAAGAGAGACTTGGAATGGAATAGTTATGAAATAGCGCAGAAAAGCCTCTGTAAAATATCTCATAGGGTCTAGATCCTCTTTCGATACCCCTTCAGGCTCATGAGCACCATCATTACCAATCAATCGGATATGATCTGCCCATTCTTTCATTTGAGGTGGAAGAAGGCCCTTTTTCGTTAATTCTGCAATCCGAGGCGCTAATAGACCCTTCATTTCTGGGTATTTAATACGAATGGCGATGTCTAAAGATCGCCGATACAACATTGCTGCCGCATCTTCTCCGTCTTCCATGAAGAAATTTCGCTCAGCACCCTTAAACGCTTTTTCCACTTCGGCTGGTAGGTGTTGTGGAATCGGAGCGGGCGAAGGTATAGGCCACATTTCCACAACCCGGTATCCCATATTTTCTGCAGAACCATGGCTCAATAATGCCGTTTCAACTTCTTTACAAAATGAATTGTAATCATGTTCCTTTTTCTGGATGGGTGCGCGCAATATTGATGAAACCGGGCGATTGCAAACTTGACACTGCGCGGCAGCACAAACCTGCCACTTGTAAAGTGAAGTCGTATAGTCCTTTCCGCTTTCGCTCCGTTGTTCCTTGGGGAATACTTTGACCCCAAAAATTACCATGCCACTGCGTTTCGTGTTGCAAGCACCATGTGGACAGTCTGCGGTAAGTATAGCCATCTAATAAAGCCCCCAATTAAACAGGGGTATTGAACCCCGAGTCTCGCGCCGAGGCAAGTGCCCTGCGCGCCAAACTAGCTATTCCCAGCCTCATTAATGCAACCTATTGTCACAATCAAAATACAACCCTAGGTAACGCGTAAGACTTCTTGCGCACTTCTCGAAAAACCCTAAAAGAAGTTCGCAAATGCACGCTGCTTTTGGTGCGTAAGAGTTCTTATATAGAAACTTACGCACAAAGCGCGCGGCGCGCAGTTCTCGTAATTTGAGAAGTGCGCACTTTTCCTGTTTTTAGGATTTTCCAAAATACAACCTGATTTGAGGATGGCAACAAGACGCCCCCGATGAATGGTGTAACTGGAGGACCGCAAAGCGCCTTGCCCCACGGCAGGGTAACGTCTCGTTTTCTGCCTGTCCATTAACACCACATTTATTGAGACATTCCACACTCCTCTTGCCGCTACCAACGGCATACCGCAATCAACACGAGGAGCTCACATGGCACGCAGACGCACACGCGCGCCTTCGTCTACGGCAACCACGACACAGATCACCCGCATCAACGGCGCCCGCGTCAAGATAACCACCAGGGCAGGGAAGGTGACGACAAAGCCAGCCCTGCCGCTCGAATGGGAATTACAGGCGGCACAGGTTTCCGCATTGCGCCGACTGCCACAGTACCAGCGCCAGTTCCTGCTGGCCGGAGACATGAACGCCAGCAAGCGTGGTCCAAGGGCGCAGGCTCAAGCAATCGCAACGGGAATGACCAGCGGTGAACCTGACCTCCGCATCTACGGCGAATACGGCCGGTTGCTGCTGATCGAGAACAAGGTCGGGCAAGGAAGACTGTCGCCGGCCCAGAAAGACCGCCATGCGGCCCTACAGCGGCTTGGCTACACAGTTCTGGTGATTCGGGCCACCACAACAACAGAAGCCGCAGAGATGGCCGTTACGGCGGTTCTGGGGTGGCTTGCAGTACCGAAAGCAGCGCAGGCCGCCTAACCAACCAAACCAAAACACGAGGATGACTTATGAGAATTCAAAAAGCTGGTGATACTTACCTGAATGAAGTTGGCTCGCCCGTTCGAACGTATCAACGTTCTTTTGAGTATCGGGATATTTCGGATGGCAAACTGAAGGCCGTTGACGATCTGATGCTGGAAATTGACGCACATCAGTTCGTCAACGAGACAAGTGCGCGTAGGATCGGATTTGTTGATGGTCATTACCGACAATACGACGCTTCTAACGATAATTTGCAGGAGCCGGTGAGTGAGTATCACCCAAGAATGAAGGGTGATCACGAATATCGAACCGACACCAGGTTTGCACGCGATGAAAACGGCAAGTACACCCTTCGTGCAGTGGAGCCGATAAAGGAAGATGAAAAGCCGAAGATTATCCGCACCCCCGAAGATCGAGCATTTGGCCGATATTCCGCAGGAAATAAGAGAACTATAGAAAAGCGTGCGATCACACGACTGCGCAAAAAAATCGAAAAACGCCAATCCATTGGTGATCCGAACTGCGTTCAATCGCGCGACGAGGATTTCCCGCTCCTTGCGGTTCTGCGCCGGGATAAACGTGCCGATCTGATTGCAGCAGTTTTGCAGTATCGTCAGTTGGTGGCGTTGTGCGAATCCGAGCCTCTGAAGGGCCAGAGCTATGGCGGGGCTGATGGCTCGGCGACGGTGTTTTATTCTAACTTTGAAGATGGGGAACTGGTTCACTCATCGAAGGTGCGGCGGTCTAAAGCCTCTTACGACATTCCTGCAGTTCGGGTTCGAGCGTCAGTTATCAATGATCGAGGGGAGCAGGTGTCAGGTCGAACCGAGAGCATGCACGTTAAACTAAACGAGGATACGCTGGCTGACTATATCGACAAGAAACCCGTACTGGCACGCATCAGGTCGGCTCTGGGAGCACTGCTAGACCCAGTTGAAGATGCGGTTCTCGGTGGGCGTACCTTAGAAAAGATTGGGCGGGATGAGGGCTTCGTTGGATCTTCAGCGGCGCCAGCTGGGAAAGCGATAGTGTATCGTGGCCTCACCGTGTTGGAAGGTTTTCTAGGGGCAAAGCAACCTAGGGCTGAAAATGATAACTATCTGATAGAAAATCGAAAAATAGGATAGGTCGGAGTAACGCGCACTCAAGTCACCTATGGGTGAGAAGACACTAGAAGATTGGCCCGCCGTGTGCGGGCCTTTTTATTGGGCGTTATATGCCCCCCGGTCCACGACCGGGTAACTATTCCAGCGCCGTTTCTCCTCCGGCTGCTGGTTCGGCGGGTTGAGCCTACACCGTGTGTAACGGCACGACGAACGTGGCTCCCCGCCGATATGTTTTATCGGTATCGACTGCCACGGCCCTTCATGAGCATGCATGCAACCAGAGCCACCAGTCCTACGGACGCCCATGCGGATGTTGTGCCGGGGTTTTCTCGTGCGTACTGCACAGCGCGTTGGCCATGCTCACGTGCACCTTCGGCCAGCACATTCACAGCGTCTTTTGTGGATGCAAGAGCGTCATCAGTGGCGCCGGATAGATTACCGAGATGATCTGACAGTCTGGACGATAGGCTGCTTACTTCTTTGCGCAGTGCGTCGATCTGTTCGGAAAGCATGCCTTCGGTGGTCTGTGCCATTTCATTCTCCTTTTCGATTACGAGAAGAGAACGGGAATGTGCAATCAATTGTTCCATTCAATTTCAGCGGGCGAGAGCGCTGGTGTGCTCGCCGGTCTCATAAGCCGGATATGATCGGTTCGATCCCGATGCCCGCAACCAATCTTCAAGGATGTGAACCCGCATGGCAGCCGAACGGATGTGATGACCCGTCTCGGCTGTCCAGCCACGCTGACCAATCGCCGTGCAGCACGGATGGCAGAAAACCCTTTTGGGTTACTTTCAACATGAGGAGAGAAATATGCAGACAGAACACTTCGATACTTATGCTGTCGCCAAGGCATTTAACGAATGGATGCGTAGGTACACGGAAGACCCATCGCAGTTCGACCATGAATGGCAGACGGTAACATCCTTCCTGAAACAGACGGACGATGGCGTTGAGCCTGACTATGGCAAGTCTTGTGCTGCCTATCTTGCGAAGCTGCTAGATGAGGCCAGCAATGTTTGATCGCCTTATCCGTATTGCGACTGATGTTGTCACTGCGCCGATCGCTGTCGCGGCAGATGTCGTCACCCTTGGTGGGCTGGTCAATGGCCGCGATGAGCCATACACCCTGACCAGGGCTCGGCGCATCGGAAGCAATGCAGCCAAAGTCGTTGACACGCTCGCGTCCTGACCACCGCAGCACGGAAGCAGCCGCTTACCGCAAGCTTTACAAGACTGCACGATGGCAACGGTTACGTGAGCGTCAACTGTCTGCGCATCCATTGTGCGCCTACTGCTTGCAGCAAGAGGACGTAACGCCAGCGACGGTGTGTGACCATGTGCGGCCACATAAAGGCGATGAGGAACTATTCTTCGACCCAGACAATCTCCAAAGCCTTTGCAAGCCGTGTCATGACCGCATCAAACAGCGTGAAGAGCTTGGGCAGGATGTAGTTCGCTTCGGCTCTGACGGCTGGCCAATCGATTGAAGTGACGCATGAAGAAAAACCGAAAAAATATTGAAAAATATCACTTTTTTCGATCTTTATTCTTGACGACCCTCGACCGATGTGATATCATGGATGGTCGCCATCCTCGACCCCTTCGGGGGGGCGACAAAAAGTCCAGAGGGCTGTCAGCCCCGGACCGCCGGGGAACTCGAACGCGTTATCCCGCAAGTTTTGAAGTTTATTTTTGACAGGTGATATTTATGGGCGCCAGGGGTCCAAGGCCCGAAACGCCCGAAATGCAAGCGCTGAAGGGCAATCCGGGCAAACGAAAGAAAAGGGGGGCATCAATCCGTCCTTCCGGTGACGTTTACATCCCGAATTATCTGGATGATGACGCTCGCGAATGCTTCGAGATGATCGTTTCAGCGATGCCGCCAGAAACCTATGCTGCTACCGACGCTGGCGGTATTGCTGTTTATGCTGCGGCATGGGCCGACCACAAACGCGCGACTGAAGCACTCAAGACCGAACCGGCACTGGTGGCAGGTTCGACCGGCAATCTAACCGTGAATCCCTGGTTCAAGATCAAGAATGAAGCAGCTCGCATCATGATGAGCATGGGCGACAGGCTGGGCCTTGATCCAAAGGCGCGTGCGGCTTTGACGCCGCAAAAGGAAAAGCCGAAGAGCAAATTCGCCGGTCTTATCGGCGGGGAGAAGTGATAATCCGTGAGTTTACAGCGGCCTGATTGGGCAAAGCGCGGACAAGGCGTCGACCAAGCAGGGCTGGACCGCGCAGAACAGGTAATCAAGTTCATCGAACTGCTGCGCGTTCCCAGCGGTGAGGGGCAGGGCGGACCAATGCGGCTTCGCCCTTGGCAAAAGCAGTTCATTCGAGATTTGTATGCGCCGCACGTTGACGGAAACCGGCGCGTCAGGCGCGCAATTCTCTCGGTGGCTCGTAAGAACGGCAAGACGGCGATTATCGCTGCGATCGCATTGGCTCATCTCATTGGCCCTGAAGCTATAAAGAACGGGGAAATCTATTCTGCCGCAAATGACCGCGAGCAGGCGGGGCAGGTGTTCAAGTTTCTGCGTCAGCTCATCGATGCCGACGAGGAGCTTTCTCAGGTTCTCGACATTGTGCCGTCAACAAAAACGGTGGTTTGCAAGCAAAACGGTTCGTTCTATCGAGCGCTGTCGGCTGATGCTGGTACCAAGCATGGCTTAAACCCGTCTGTCTGGATTTATGACGAACTGGCGCAGTCGCGTAATCAGGAACTCTACGAGGTAATGAACACTTCGCAGGGCGCCCGAAAAGAGCCGCTGGGCATTGTGATTTCCACGCAGTCGCCAGATCCTGAGCATCCGCTTTCGAAATTGATCGACGATGGCTTGGTCGCAAATGACGCCACCGTCCTTGTCCATCTTTATTGCGCCGACGACGAAGCGGAGATTATGGACGAAGATGCATGGAAGGCAGCAAACCCGGCACTGGGAGACTTTCGTAGCGTCGAAGACCTGAGCGCGCTGGCTATACAGGCAAGCAGAATGCCGTCAATGGAAGCCAGCTTTCGAAATCTGTATCTGAATCAGCGCGTCGACCAGAACTCGCCGCTGATCCCTAGGTCGGAATGGAAGGCTTGCCAGACCGGCGACACGCTGACCGCTGGCGAAGATATCTATCTCGCGCTTGATCTGTCTGGCGTGCACGATCTGACTTCACTGGTCGGCATATCCGCTACCGTTGGCGTGGAGCGTGTAAAAGCTTGGCACTGGAAGCCACATGACTTCCTATTCGATCACGCGAAGCGAGATCGGGCGCCATATGATCTCTGGGCAAAGGACGGCTGGCTCGAAACGCCGCCCGGTCGTGCGATTGACTATTCCTATGTAGCCAGCCGCATCGCGGAAATCCGCGAGGACTATTCCATTCGCGGCTTGGCGTACGACCGCTGGCGCATCGAACAGTTGCTGGTCGAATTCCAGCGAATAGGTGTAGATGCCTATATCGAAGGCAAGGACAAGCCTTTCGACGGCGCGCTGCGGTTAGTGCCATGGGGGCAGGGCTATCGTGATATGTCCCCGGCAGTCGAGGCACTTGAGGCGTCTTTTATCCACCGGCGGTTCAAACACGACGGCAATCCAGTGCTAGCCTTCTGTTTTGCCAATGCAATCGCCGTCTCTGACGCCAGCGGCAATCGCAAACTCGACAAGAGCAAGACACGCTTTCGTATCGACGGCGCAGTCGCGACCGCAATGGCAGCGGGGCTTAAGGCTCGTGAGGTTGAGCCGGAAGAAACCGGCAATCTGGACGACTTCGTCCAAAATATGATCACCATAACCTGGTAGGAGTGCCCATGGGCCTTTTGACTTGGGTCGGGAAGCCTTTCGGGCTTCTTTCCGGCCCATGGCGCGCATTCTTTGGAATGTCGACGACAAGCGGCGAGACGGTCACTTATGAGCACGCCATGCAGCTAGACGCTGTCTGGGCGTGTGTGAACCTGATTTCAAATGCCGTGAAGACGCTGCCTTGTAATGTCTACAAGGGCGATGGCGTTGACGTCGACCGCGAGAATCCGCTGTACGAACTGCTGCACGATTTGCCGAACTTGGACGATAGTGCGTCCGATTTCTGGGGTATGGCTGCCCTTTGCCTCTGCCTTGATGGCAATTTCTTCGCCGAAAAGAAGAAAAATGGCGACCGGCTGGTAGCGCTGAACCCGTTCAACCCGCTTTGCGTCGATGTAAAGCGCGATGACCGGAACAATCGCTACTACGAAGTCACCGAGCAGTACAAAAACGGCAAGAAGGGTGGTGTTCGCAAAATCCGCGAAGAAGACATGCTTCATGTCCGCGGATTGGTCATGCCTGGCTGTGACCGCGGCCTTTCGCCAATTGCTGCACAGCGCAATGTGATCGGTAACGCCATGGCTGGCGAGAAAACGTCTGGCCGTATGTTCAAGAACGGCATGATGGCGTCGGTCGTCTTGTCGTCAGATCAAGTACTAAAAGCCGATCAGCGCAAGCAGATCGCGGAATCGTTACAGGCATTCGCCGGTGCCGACAAAGCAGGCGGGATCGCGGTTCTGGAAGCGGGGCTCACCCCGTCGCAGATCACTATCAATCCAAAAGATGCGCAGATGCTTGAGACGCGGCAGTACAGCGTCGAGCAGATCTGCCGCATTTTCGGCGTTCCGCCGGTCATGATCGGACATGCCGCGAATGGCACGACGACATGGGGAAGCGGGATTGAGCAATTGATCCTGCAGTTCACCAAGACCTGCCTCACGCCCATGCTGAGAAGCATTGAATCCGCGATCTACCGCGACTTGCTTGATGCAAAGACCCGCAAAACGACCGTCGTGAAGTTCAATATGGAAGGCCTGCTGCGCGGCGATAGCCAGGCGAGAGCAGAGTTCCTGCAGAAGATGGTCCAGAACGGCATTTACACGCCGAACGAGGCCAGAGCTTACGAAAACAAGCCAAAGATGGATGGCGGCGACAAATTGATCGTCAATGGCACCATGCAGCCTCTGTCCATGGTCGGACACAACGGCGGGCCTCCGCTGGATGATGCACAGCCAAGCGCTGGATAAGGGAAATTCATGAAATTCGAACACATTTTGACGGCCTTTGAGGCTGAACCGTGGGCGATTCAGCGCGAAAAACTGGCCGTTTTGGCTGATGTTCTTGCGGCACGTGTGGCGGGCGACAAGCTCGTCACACCTGAATTTGCAGCTGCTGTTTCTGAAGCTCGTGCAAAGGAAATCGCCGAAACCGACGGCAAAGTCGCAGTGATCCCAGTTTATGGCGTATTGGCCGACCGAATGGACCTGTTTTCCGCGATGAGCGGCGGCACTTCTTACGTCGGCATCAAGCGCCAACTGCACAAGGCATTGTCCAACGAGGATGTGAAGGCCGTTGTTCTTGATATTGATAGTCCTGGCGGCTCGGTACCGGGCACGGACGAACTCGCAACGGAAATTCGCAAACTGCGCGGCGGTGAAAAGCCGATCATAGCGCAGGTCAACTCGCTGGCAGCAAGCGCTGCTTATTGGATCGCGTCGTCTGCTGACGAAATTGTAGTTACGCCGTCCGGGCGTGCAGGGTCGATCGGTGTTTATACGGCGCATGACGATATTTCTGCCGCGTTGGAAAAGGCTGGCGTAAAGCGCACCTACATTTCGGCGGGTAAGCACAAGGTCGAAGGCAACGAAACCGAACCGCTTGGCAAGGATACGCTGGCCTACATTCAGGACAGCGTAAACCGTTCCTATGGCCGGTTTTTGCAGAGTGTTGCTGATGGGCGCGGCGTCACGAAATCCAAAGTCGAAGACGGATTTGGTCAGGGCAGGGTATTCTATTCGGAAGCCCTTATTGACCGGGGTATGGCAGACCGTATTGCCACACTTGACGAGACCTTGGCCCGACTGGGCGCGAACACCGAGCCGGAATACGTCCGCCGCGTAAAGGCTTCGAACGCCGCAAAGGCAGAAGCAGCGCAATTGCTGGCCAACAAGATGGCCTCCGGTGAAGAAATCACCAAACGCGAATTCGAGAACGGGATCAGGGGACTGATCGGCTTGTCGAACTCGGAAGCGGAGCGAGCCGCATCGCTCTACTTCAAGGAACATCAGGGGGAACCTGATGCTGATGCGGAAACACTAGCTGCGCTCGACCGCGTTCTGGCGGCGGCGCGTACCCCCCTGATTAATAAACAAGGAGCCTTTCATGGCTGAACTAGCAGAACGCATTGGCGAGCTGGGAGCTTCGCTCGCCTCCATTAAAGAGCAGGTCGGCAATCTCGCGACCGATTTCACCACGCAGCTCCAGCAGCACGGAACTGTTTCCACCGAGCTGACCGGCAAGGTCGATAAGGCCCTTTCCGAGCTCGGCGATACCACGACCCGCATCAGTGAGCTGGAAAAGCGAGCCGCTCGTGAGCGCGATGACGTCGCTCACGGCCCGCAGGACGTCGGCGATATTGTTGTGGCGTCTGAGAAATTCAAGTCCACCGATGTGTCTGGCGCATGGCGTGGTTCGATCCGTGTCGGTATGGAGCGCGCTGACATCACGTCCGGCAATACTACTGTCGGCGCCGGTCGTTCGGCCGGAACCTCGCTTGTCCCTGGACAGCGCGTGCCAGGCATCATTGCACCGCCTAACCGCCAGCTGACGATCCGCGACCTTATTGCGCCGGGCCAGACTTCGGCCGCAAGTGTCGAGTTCGTCAAGGAAACCGGCTTTACGAACAGCGCAGCGCCAGTCGCTGAAGGCACTCAGAAGCCCAAGTCTGACCTGACCTTCGATATGGAAACCACGCCTGTTCGCACGCTGGCCCATATCTTCAAGGCGAGCCGTCAGATCCTCGACGACGCTCCGGGCCTTGCGAGCTATATCAACGCACGCGGCACCTATGGCCTCAAGTTTGTAGAAGAAGGCCAGCTTCTGAACGGTGACGGTACCGGTCAGAACCTGCACGGCATTCTCCCGCAGGCATCGGCGTTTGCCCCGGCGTTTACCCCGGAGAATGAGACGGCGATTGACCGCCTCCGACTGGCGATCCTGCAGGTCATTCTGGCCGAATATCCGGCGAGCGGTTTCGTTCTGCATCCGACCGATTGGACCAAGATCGAGCTGACTAAGGATCTTGGCGGCAACTATATCGTCGGCAATGCCCAGTCCCCGATCGGTCCTTCGCTGTGGAATCTGCCGGTCGTTCAGACCCAGGCAATTTCTGCGGGCAAGTTCCTGACCGGTGCGTTCAATCTCGGTGCGCAGATTTTCGACCGAATGGGCGTCGAGGTTCTGCTTTCGAGCGAAAACGTCGACGACTTCGAAAAGAACATGTTCTCGATCCGCATCGAAGAGCGTCTCGCGCTGGCGGTTTACCGTCCAGAGGCATTCGTGACCGGCGACGTCAATCCGCCTGTAACTCCTTAATCGTTGATGGGGCGCTTCGGCGCCCCTTTTCACGAGGAAAACATGAAAATCAAAGCGCTTAAAACGTTGGTCGGCAATTACGGCCGGTTAGATGAAGGCATGGTCGCCGAACTGCCAAACTGGCAAGCCGGCCCACTTTTGGCGCTTGGTTACGTCGAGAAGTTTACGGAGGTTGGCCATGGCCGACACGAAGACACGCAAACGCCGGGTGGCGAGCTACATCGGGGCGGGAATCGTCGATCCAAATCCGGCTCCCGAGCCAGAGCCGAAGCCTGAAACGCCGCCGGAGGGCGGTGGCGATGGCACTGGTTGAACTTGATCTGCTGAAGAAACACCTTCGCGTGTTTCATGACGACGAGGATGCTGAGCTTGAAGTCTATCTGGCTGCGGCTGAAACGATCGTCGTCGAATATGTCGATCGTGAGATCGTGGGAACGGGCGCGACACCGACTTTACCGGACGGCATTGAGCTTACTCCGCCCGTCACGGCAGCAATGCTGCTTGTTGCGGCTGATCTGTATGAGAACCGCGAACCTGACATGAAGGCCGAAGGCAACGCCGTTCTGCCGCGTCACGTCCGTGCACTGCTCGCGCCATATCGGGTTTGGCGCACGCTGCTGGTGGAAGAATAAGAGAAATGCAGCGCTTTGGCTGCACTTCTCACTAGGGCTGCTATTCTGGCGGCCATTCCTGACGGGTGTACCAATCATCAACGTCAGACCTTACGCGGTCCTTTTCCAAGCCGTAGCGTTCCTGGATCTTACCTTCCAGTTGCTCGCGGCGGCCGTTGATCTGATCGAGATCATCGTCAGTCAGCTTGCCCCACTGTTCTTTCACGCTTCCCTTGAACTGTTTCCAGTTTCCTTCGACGCGGTTCCAATCCATCAAAGTTCCTCCGTTAGGTTTGTGGTATCGGCTTCCTAACTTCGCAGGACGAGAAATGTTCATTGCGTTTTTGGCGAGGTGCCTAATGCCCTGGCTCCACTTCACAGCGACCTACGACTTCATTCCCAAACCCGCGGTGACAATCCGATATCCGGCTGGCTACGTCGGCTTGGTGACCACGCCTTGCGCGAACCGCGCTGTTGCCGCTGGCAAAGCCGAGCGACTTCCAACTCCTACGAAAGACGAGGCCGAAGCATGGCGAAGCGCGCAGGCGCCGGCAGCCTGAATTGCCGTTTGACGTTTCAGGTCAGGCAGGAAGTGGATGACGGCTTCGGCGGTACACGCGGTGAGTGGGTTGACCAGTTCACCGTGCCGGGAAGGCTGGAACCGCGATACGGCAGCAATGCTGAGAGCATCATGGCCGCGCGAATGCAGTCAATGCAGCCTTACAACCTGACGATCCGAAGTAGCGCCGAGGCAAGGCAGGTAACGGCGTCTTGGCGGGCTTACGACGCTCGTGCGGGCCTCACAGACGGCACCCAAGGCGCACGAAGGCCAAGTCGTGTGTTTGGCATCAAAACCGTCGTCAATCCCGACGAGCGCGGGCAGTACATTGAGATGCTGGCGATTGAAGGCGAGGAAACCTGACGGCTCGCAGATCGACAATTATCGGACTGGTCGCGCTAGATAAAAAACTCAAACAACTCCCAAAAATCGCGAAGGAAACCATCAAGGCAGCGATGGAAGATGGCGCCAATCAAATCGTCGAAATGATGAAGTCATTGGCGCCAGATGACAGTGGCGATCTTCGAGACAGCATTGGCTGGACGTGGGGTAAGGCCCCAAAATATTCGACGGTTCTGGCTCTTGCGAAATCCAGCCTTGCCGGTGATTTGACCATCACGATCTATGCTGGAAACTCGAAGGTGCGTTATGCGCACCTTGTAGAATTTGGGACCGCACCGCACATCGTCGGCGGCATGTTCGCGGGCGCGCAACATCCGGGCGCGAAAGCATCTCCGTTTTTCTTTGTTTCATGGCGAGCCAACCGGAAAAAGGTCAAGAGCCGTATACGGCGCGCGATTACGCAATCAGCAAAGCAGGTGGCGGTTAGTGGATCCAGTACTTGAGCTGCAAGGCGCGGTCATTCAACGCCTTCGTAGTAATGCTGCCCTCGTCACCTTGATAGGCCAGCGCAGTTACGACAACCCTCCCACGAATGATCAGGGGCAGGTTGCGCCGTCAATCTTCCCATATGTCAGTATCGGGCCATCCAGTATTCAGGCAGAAGATGCCTACTGCATTTATGGTCATGATATCATTTTCCAGTTGGACGCTTGGTCGCTGGAACTCCCCCAAAAACAGATGCGCGACATCGCAAACGCGGTGCGTCTGGCGCTCAGAGACTGGGAGCCAACCCTGTCCAATAACGCCTTGGTGTCGTTTGAACACTGGCGAACTGATTACATCAGGGATGGCAACGTAAACCACGCCTCCATCCGCTTCACGGCCTTTATCGAGCAGCCGTAATCCACCCTCAAAAAACTATTCACGGCCGCCCTTTGGGTGGCCTTTTTCGTATGGAGGCCAGTTTGGCTAGACCAGTTACCGCGCGCTTCGGCAAGTTCCTCGTACTGCTTGGCGACGGCGAAACCCCTGAGACGTTTGCTATGCCATGCGGCTTTACCTCAAAGTCGCTCAATCTTTCCAACAATCTGACCGAAGTCGAAATTCCAGATTGTGACGATCCCGACGCGCCTTTTTGGACGTCTCGCGATATCCAGTCCATGACGGCTTCGATCAGCGGTGAAGGAGTTCTTGCTGCTGAGGCCATCCCTACTTGGTCCGCTGCCCGTCAGAATATGGACGGCGTTTCGGTTCGTATCGAAGTCGAGTTTTCCAGCGGTAAGCTGGCCTATGAAGGCAAGTTTAAGTTCGAATCCTTCGAAATCGGCGCTGAAAACGGTGGTCGTGTTACCGTTACAGTTTCAATGCAGTCCGATGGAGAAGTCACTGAAACCTGGACGCCAACTCCATAATGGCTAGGGACGCAAGCATAACACTTCCTTTCGGTGCCGAGGCGAGAACTTTTCGCCTTGGCATCGAGCAATTGGTGAAGCTGCAGGAAGATCTGGACATGGGGCCATACGTTCTCTGGGATCGAATGAGAAACAGGCCTCGCATAACCAAGAGCCATCACATCGACGAAAATGGCGCAGCAATGAAGATTGAGATCGGGATCGATGGGGAGCTTGATCCGCCAGCCTTGCCCCCGCTTTGCGGTGTGAAAGAAATCCGAGCTATTATTCAACATGGCCTTGAAGGCGGTGGGATGGTAGCTCGTGACGCGTCGAGTTTGATACGTTCCACCCTTGGCACCGTACATCGGGACGAAGACAGGCTTCTAGCGATAGCGATCCTTTCTGTTGCAATCTATGGGGCGCTTGACGAAAAGCCGGGGGAGCCAGAGGCGGCAAATCAGGAGAGCCAATCGACGATCTTCCCAACGGAAAGATCAGATTTGCCGCGATCTACGGCAACGGCGTAGCAATAGGGCTTTCGATAGCCGAGATTAAATCCATGTCCATGTGGGAATACATGGCAGCTTTAGACGGCTACGCAAAAGTGCATTGCCCGAAAGACGATCGATCAATGTCGGATGAAGATCGAGATGTATTATGGGAAATGGTGCAGGAGCGGAGTTAATAGAGTGGTTAAATTTTACCCACTAATGGCTTTGCATCATCTAATAAATTACCCAGTCCGTTATTCTTAAAGTCATTATCTGTCAGATGTTTGTTTTCTAAGCATTTGACTGCGTGGATAACACGCCAATCCTGCGTGAAATTCTTAGATTTAAGTTCAGATATCATCAAATCGCACACCTGCTTCTCCGCACGCGTGTTGGCTAGTTTCTGTTCTTCTTGCCGCTGATACTCGCCCCAAAAGAAATACACGACAAACGCTATAATCGCGACGCAAGCAGCGCCCACAAGTGCCTTCATTGTCGCCTCCTAGCCCACTTTCAAGCTTCTTATCAGGACATCGCGGCCAATGGCAACAGACCTTGAAAGGCTGGTGGTCCAGCTATCAGCTGACATCAAGTCGTACCAAAATGCGCTCAATAAAGCGAACAACGTCTCCAATCGGCAGTTCAAGGCGATCGAGAACCGCGCAAGGCAGATGAATAGCAATCTTGACGCTATTTTTTCCAAGTCTTTCCGTGGCCTTGTGGCGCCATTAACTGGCATCGGTGCGGCGCTCGGTACACGAGAAATATTGCAGTACGCCGATGCTTGGACAAGCGCAAAGAATAGTCTCGCGGTGGCAGGGGTGTTGGGCTCTCAGCAACGGCTGGTGCTGGATGAACTATATCAGTCGGCCCAAAACAACGCAGCACCCATAACCGCATTGACTGATTTGTACGGGAAGGCGGCGCAAGCCTCAGATAACCTTGGCGCCAGTCAAGAAGACCTTCTGAAGTTTTCTGATGGTGTGGCTGTCGCCCTGAAAGTGGCCGGAACAAGCGCCACTCAGGCATCTGGCGCACTTACACAGCTCGGCCAGTTGCTAGGGCAGGCCCGTGTACAGGCGGAAGAATTCAATTCGGTCAATGAAGGCGCGCGCCCTATTCTAATGGCCGTAGCCAACGGTCTCGACGCTGCTGGCGGTTCGGTCTCAAAGCTCAAATCTCTTGTCACAGATGGCAAGGTCAGCGGGCAACAGTTTTTCCAAGCATTCTTAAAGGGCTTGCCGACAATCCAATCGATGGCGGCCAACGCCACTCAAACGATCGATCAGGGGCTAACCAAGGTCAATAACGCATTCACCAAGTACATTGGACAGAGCGACGAAAGCCTTGGCGCATCTCAGCGCTTGGTACAGGCGCTCAATGCGCTTGCTGATAATTTCGGAGCAACAGCCGATATCGTGCTGAAGCTTGCAGGCATTATTGCTGGGGCGCTTGTTGGTCGGTCCATTGCTGGCATGATCCGGTCTCTCGGTATAGCCACCACATCGCTCTGGACTTTTGTTGGCGCACTGCGAGCCGCGTCTTCTGCTAATGGTCTCGCAACCGCCTTTGGCGGACTTGGTGCCGCTGCTGGCCCGGTTGGAGCTGTTATCGGTGGTACTGTTGTTACGGCGCTGGCTCTTTTTGCTAGCAACAGCGATTCTGCAGGTGTTGGGGCTGATCTATTCGGGCAGCGTCTTCGTAAAATGGGCGAAGAAGCCGAAAAGGCCGGCAATAAGGTCGAAGAGGCGAGCAGGAAAGTTGGCGGTGAAGCAGCCTTTAATGCTGGCAAGGAAGTCGAGTACTCTGTTGCGGCGGTAAACGAAGCAAAGGCCGCAGTCGACAATCTTTTCGAGGCGTGGATTCAGGTGCAAGGCCTTAGCCTTGTAACCGATGCGCAGCGTGAAGAGCTTGAAAAGCTCAAAAAGGGTCTGGATGACGGGACCATATCTGCCGAAGATGCAAAAAATGCCATTTTTGATATGGCAAAGGCTGATTACAACTTCGAGGAAGCAGCTAACCAGTTCAAGCCGGTTTTGGATGCGCTTGCTCTTGTTAGTGCTGCGGCGAAACAAGCACAAGCTGATATGGCGAGCCTATCCGGCGCAACCATCACAGAAGGGCGCGACGAGCGGTCCTCGAAAGACCCCTACATCCAAGCACGCGCAGCAGGAAATGCTTACATCGCTGAAGCCCAGCGCAGAAATTCTCTGAGTAAGGAGCAATTATCCATTGAAACGGAAATTGCCAAAATCAGGAAAGATGCTGAGAAATCTGGGGCTGCGCTCACTGATAAACAAATCCGCGAACTTGCTGAAGCCAATGTAGCTGCAGACAAGCGTAGATCGGACGAAGGCAAAAAGCCCAAAAAACAGAAGGCAACTCCGAAGTCTGCAGATCAGAAGATCGATAGTGATGTGCAGGCGGTCCGTGATCGAATTGCGGCGATGGAGCTTGAAACGCAGCTTGTAGGCAAGTCATATCAGGAACAAGAAAAGCGGCGTATGTCGCTGGAGTTGGAACAGGCGGCACTTGCCAAGCTTCGCGATGAGGCGATCAAAAAAGGCCAGACTGACCTTTCGAATATTCAAATATCGTCGTCTCAGCGTGCGCAGATTGATGAAATTTCTGATGCATATGCTCGACAAGCCGATGAGCTTCGTAGGGTTCAAGACCAACAGGACCGAGCGGAGCAGGCGGCGGACGAATTCTACAGCACGTTTAAGTCGTCTGTAACTGACGCAATTACCGGTGCCAATAGCCTCGCCGATGCGCTGAAGAACATCCTCAATAAGCTGGCCGACCTCGCGCTAAGTTCTGCATTCGATGCTCTATTTAAGCCTGCTACCGGCGGAGCGAGTGGCGGAGCCTTTGGGAACATATTCTCCAATATTGGTAAACTCATCGGCTTCGACAGCGGCGGTTACACCGGATCCGGTGGTAAGTATCAACCGGCAGGCGTAGTACACAAAGGCGAGTACGTCTTTGACCAAGACGCGGTTAGAAAAGCCGGCGGCCCTGCCGCTCTCGACGCAATGCGGCGGGGACTTAAGGGTTATGCCAAAGGTGGTTTTGTGGGCGGCTCGCCTTTGCGCGCCCCATCCATGCCGATCTTGCGGTCGTCTGCTGCGACGCAGCAAGCGCAATCCGGTATCGCCGACGTTCGTGTTTTTGTTGACCGTGACGGTAACTGGCAGGCCGAAGTCGAACGCATCTCTCAGCGCAACGTCAAACAGGGGCTGGCTTCTTATGACAAGTCTGGAGCTGTTCGGACAGCGCGCGATCTGCGGCAGGTGAACACAAGAGGACTGGCAAAGTAATGGCTGAACTTCTTCCGACTGGCCTGCGATATCAGCCGACTTTTCCGGTCTTGAATCGCCCGGTCTCCATGTCTCAGTATGGCGATCGGGCGATATCGGCGATTGAGAATGGCGACCCGTTCTGGACGTGGACCGCGAAGGTCACCGATTTGACGAATGCCAAGCGCAATTTGCTCGAGGCATTCATCGATCGTTGTCGCGGCGGTCTGGTTACGGTTCATTACACACCAAAGCACGTTTGCATCCCGCAAGCCTATTGGGGAGATGCGAATAACTCGGCTATTGCCGGAACGGCTTCATTGGGCACGATCAACGGCAACACTCTCACGCTTAACGGTGTCGCAGTTGGACTGAAGCTGATGAGCGGCGATCTGATCGGCTTCACGATTGGCGATTACAACTTCATCGCTCGCATCGTTGCGAATGCCACTGCGACCAGCACGACTGTGCAGGTGAAGATCGAGCCGTTCTTGCCGTCTTACATCACAGTCGGAGCGACGGTGCGCTTCAAGAACCCCGTGATGAATATGCGGCTGATGCCGAAGACGTGGGAAATTGGCGACGGCAAGTTTCCTGATGCGTCGTTCCAGCTCATTGAGGTGCCGAGGTGAATTTTAGCGAAACTCAATAGTGAAATTCACGGGGCCGATATATTTCGAATTCAGAGGCTCGCATTCCAGAATCATATCTGAAGCGTCTTTCCCGAATGTGACGTTGCCGTCATCCCCGTTGTGTCTGACTTCAATCTCTTCAAATAACCCGCCTTCAGAGACAACGAGTTTGACCGATGCTTTGCCGTCTAGCGGTATCCCTTTGACCTTACTCAGCTTGGATACACACTGGATTATTTCCGTTCGGAGCTGCTCTATTTCCTGCTGAGCGTATTCTTTGGGTGGTCCATAACCGGCCAAGACAATTGATGCAGCAGGTACGAAAAGCAATCGAACATTCCGCTGCATCGTCTTGCCTCCAATTATCGTCGATCGCTCGTATTACGATGAGTTTATCCCATGGCTTTCCCAGCACGTCTACAGCAATTGCTCAACGAGGGCAGGGGCAAGATCGCCTCTGCCGTGAAGTTCGAGTTCGGTACCGGCATCTATGGCTTCTTCTCAGGCAAGGGCAGTCAGGATTACGGAGGTCTGACCTACTACGGCAATACGCTTATCGATATCGATGAGCCGATGTATGCGCTCGGCACCGCAGCGCAGCCGGTGACAATGCGCCTTCCTGCAGCAGCGGACTTCGGCCTGACCCCAGACAAACTGGGCCAGATCGAGCAGGAAGATTACAAGAACCGTCCTGTCACTTTCTACGACTTCTATTTCGACCCTGACACCAACGCTTTCCTTCATGCTGAGCCGACGTGGTACGGGTATGTCGATACCATCGATCACCGCGAGGAAAGCGACGAGGTTTGGCTTGAAGGCCATATCGAGACCGGCGCAGTCGACAATTTCCGTGAGGGCTTCCGTTCTGCCTCGCATGAGGACCAGCAGCTTGTTTCACCCGGCGACATGCTTTTCGAGCATGCAACGAGGACAAAGAATGAGTTCTTCAAAATCAAGTTCGGCTAGGGTTTCCGGCTGGGATCGTGCGCTGGAAGACCTCGCGACCGCTCACATATCGATCATCCCGGAATGGGGCGTCTCGGACTGCCTGATGACGGCAGCCGATGCGATCAAGGCCGTTACCGGAGAAGACCCTCTTTCGCAGTTTCGCGGGAAGTACAAGACCGAAACAGGGGCGGCTCGCAAGATGCGCGCCAATGGCTGCGAGAACGTCAAGGATGTGCTCGAAATCTTCCTACAGCTTGAGCCCGTCAATCGACTCTCTGCCCGCCGGGGTGATGTCGGCGTGATGCTGATCAATGACGAATACGTGGCCGGGTTCATTTGCGGCTCCGGATTTGCGGTGAAACAGCCGCATGGGCTCTCGTTCTTTCCGGTGACCGATATCGAGCAGGCCTACAGGGTCGGCAGCTAACCACGACTACAATTTGCGCCTTTGAAGGTCCGCCAACAGCGGGCTTTTTTTGTTGCGCCTGCATGAGGCCGCCGTATGCCATTTTTAGCGCCTATCTTCACCGCTATTGGAGGTATTGTGTCGAGCGTGGCCGCATGGGCGGCTGCGAGCCCGATCCTTGCCGGTATTGCGCAGACAGCCTTTGGTATTGCGCTCAAATATGCGGTCAATGCGTTGTTTCCGCCGAAGACGCAAAGTCGTGCTTCCGAACTGGAAACCCAGTACGGCGCCAATATCCCGCGCTCTGTCATTCTCGGTACCTGTGCGACTGAAGGTCATCACATCTATCGCAACAGCTACGGCAGCGGCGGGCGTCTCATTCAGGACGTGTTCGTCCTGTCCAGCTTCCGTATCACCGCTGTGCCGCGTGTACGCTACAACGGTGAGTGGCGTTCGCTAGTGCAGCAAGATGCTGACGGATACTGGCTTGTGCCGAACGAAGGGACGAGTGGCGACGATCACGACAACGTCCGGGTGAAGTTCTATTACGGCACGATGGATCAGCTAGCAGAGCCGACGCTGATCAATAATGCCCGCCCTGCCGGTCGCTGGACTGCGAACCATCGTGGCGCTGGCATTGCCTATGCCATCGTGTTTTCGGAACTGCGCAAGAACGGCGATGGCCTGACCTCGCCAGCCAAGTTGCTGTTCGAAGTCGTTGGCGCTCCGCTGTACGACTGGCGCAAGGACAGCACCATGGGCGGTTCGGGTGCACATCGCTGGGATGATCAGAGCACCTGGGAATATTCCGATAATCCGGTTGTGCAGATTTACAATCTGGAGCGCGGATTCTTCAACGGAACCCAGCGCATGGTCGGCAAGGCTGTTCGTGCAAGCCGACTGCCATTGGCAGAATACACCCAGGCGGCGAACATCTGCGACGAAGTCATGTCGGATGGCTCGAAGCGCTATCGTGCACATGCGATTGCCAAGGATGGCCCCGGTGCGAACCACGATGCCAACCTTTCGCCGATACTGGAGGCCATGTGCGGTTCGTGGGTGGAACGCGTCGATGGCGAGTTTCCGATTGCGGGAGCTCCGCAGGCGATTGTTGCGACCATCACCGACAATGATATCAAGCGTGGTGCACCGCTTCGCTTCAGCGCCAAGCGCAAGCGGGCAGAACTTATCAACACTGTCGCAGCTTCCTATGTCTCGCCGGAAGATTTCTACGAGACGAAGGACGCGGCAACCCGCATTGATGCTGGCGCTCTGGCCGAAGATCGCGAAACGCTGGCCAGTGCCATTCCTTACGCTGCTGTCACCGATGTGCGGCAAGTGGACAGGCTGGCAGACATCGCCATCCGTGGCGCTCGTTATCAGGCATCGGCGGAAATCGTCGTTCATCCGAAGTTCCTCGACACGATCAAGGAAGGCCGGTGGGTTCGCTGGAACAGCGCGAAGTACGGCGACCGCACCTATCAGGTACTGACCCGCCAGCTTGGCGGAATTAATACGGATGGTGCCCGCGATATCTCGATTGCACTGCAGCAGATCAGCAATGGCGTATTCGATCCGACGGCCTACGAGACCAATCCGCCGAATATCATCGTTGTTCCGCCGCCGCAGTATCTGGCCGAGGTACAGAACTTTGATGTCATTCCGACCATCGTCAAGGCTGATGGCGCTGGTGAATTGCCGGGTGCACGGTTGCTGTGGGATACGATCGATGACATCTCTGTTGTCGGTGTCGATATCGAGTATTGGCCAGCCAATGATCCAAGCCAGGTGTTCAAGCGCTTCGTGACATGGGACGTCGTGAACGTTCTATTGGTTGAGGGCCTGACCTCGCTTACCGACTGGTTCGTGCGCACTCGTTTGCGTGTCGATAATGGCCGCGCTGTCGCGTGGGCGGCGGCAAAGCCGTTTAGGACGCTGAATGCACAAGGCGATCAGAACCCGATCGATTATGAAGGGCTGGCGGATGATCTGAAGGGCTATCTCGGCTGGATCGGCCCGCAGGTGCGCGAGTTGATCCGTCTCAGTCAGGAACTGGTAACACAGATCGCTGACAACCACGCCAACAGTTATGAGGACCGGCAGATGCTGGTCCGCAGACTGGAAAGCACGTTCGGCAGCGCTCAGGCACAGTGGGAGGAAGCAATCTTCGTTGCTACCGGGCCAAACAGTGCCATCGCGCAACAGCTTACTACTATCAATGCCCAGTTGTTCGATGTGAACGGTGCGAGCATCATTCAGTTGCTGCAAGTGCGGGTTGATGGTGTCGAGGATGATGTGGCGGCGCAAGCCAATCTCATTACTCAGCTTTCGTCCAATATCGGCGAAGTTTCAGCCAATGCCACTTTCCGGATGGGCACTTACAATGCTCCATCGGGCTGGAACGCGCGTATCGGCATGGAAGTGCGTGGTGGGACTGCCGACAGCTTCAAGAGCGCGGGTATGTTCCTTGACGTGACCAGCACTCAGGCGCGCATCGCCTTCATCGCTGAACAGATCGTGTTTTCGAACGGTACCGACTACTTCAAGCCTTTCGTCATCCAGAACAATGTAATGTACGGCGAAGGCTTCGTCATGGATTGGGCGAAGATCGTGAATGTTTCGATCCAGTGGGCACAGATACAGAATGCCGTTATCAATAATCTGGTCGTCGGAACAAGCAATCTGGATTTCGGGGCAGTCACAGGCGGTTCACGCGCTTCATTCAACCAGCTTCTCAACGGATCAACCGGAGCTGTTGCGGCCCTGACCATTAACAATCCGGTCGGCAACAAGACTATTCCCGGCTGCAACGTCTCCCTGACCTATTCGTCTACGGGTTCAATGACGCTGAAACTGGCACTCCTGAACATAACAACCGGGGCAGAGATTATCTCGAACACCGGCACGGCTTCGGGCGGTAGCAACACACTGACCCTTGGCGGCAGCAATGTCGATTTCAGTTCGGTCCCCGGAAGCAATGTCTACGGGCTTCAGGTAACCGTACTGGCCAGCAGCGGAACCACAACAGTCAATAATACTGTCGGGACCGTACAAGCGCTCTTCTGGAAACGCTGACTTTCATCAAAATCCAATCATAGGAAACCGCGTTGACAGCGCGGGGAGGTATTTCATGGCTGTTCTGTCGGACTATACCGATGGCACGATCACCGTAACCAATGGATCGGTTGATTTCACGGGCACGGACACGCTCTGGCGAAGTGCTGCATTTCGGGAGGGTGATACCGTCCTTCTACAGGGCTTCACCGGAGTGATCGCCGGTACGTCGGACGATGATCCGCTGATCTTGTCCAACACGACAGGGCAGTTCACCGAGCCGTGGCCGGGTGCAAGCGGTACGTTCTCCTATCGGATGCGCTATCAGCCAGACAATGCCCGTTTTTCGGCGAAAAGCACTGCTCTGATCAATCTTCTCGCCAACGGAATTCTGCGCGGGATTGCGGACATCGGTGTTGAAGATGGTAAGCTGCTGATCGGCAACGTCGCCGGTCTTTATGACCTGATTGATAAATCGGAACTCGGCTTGCAGGACCCGAACGGAAATCTTGCCGAGCTGGCCGCACTGACCTTGGCAGCCCGTCAGATATTGCAGACCGATGCGACGGGTGCGCTCAAGGCCGTCGCACTGGCCGTGAACAAAGCGATAGTCACCGATGCCAACGGAGATGTTACTCCGATTGACCTCGGCACACTCGGTCGCGCCGTGCTTGCGCTGGCGACCGGTACAACTGCTCAATACATGCAGGGCGACGGAACGTTGCAGCCTAAGACGGGCTTGCCGGTTAGTACGGCAACTCAAGCCGCCTTGGATGCAAAGATCGGATCAGGGCAAGTCCTTCCTGCCGTCGCGTCGGGAGCCGTTGGGGCCATAGGTACTTATGGTTTGATGTTATGGCTAGGTTCCACCATCGAAAACCCTGGGCAGATTACATCCGGTGCAAATCTCGCATTCACGAATGGCGCGGGCGCTCAATTCGCTTCACCAACTGGAGCGTGGCGACTGATGTCAGGTGCGACAGGTAATTCAACAGCGCCGAATAAAGTAAGTCTTTGGCTCCGGTATGCATAGGAAGCGATCATGTTGACAATTCTTGAGGTTAAAAATCCCCGGTGGAGTAGCCCCGACGGCAACTATCTCGACGTTGATGTGCTGTTTGAGGTATACAAGGATGATCTAGGTCCAATTCCATTCACCTCTAGCGCCACGGCAGACACCGCGCACGGGTTGGAGATTTGGGAAAATGCGAACTCTGGGGCTTACGGTCTGATTGCCCCTTATGTCGAACCGGTACGAGAGCCGCCAGTTGTCGAGGTTCCTTCGGTGACGTTATGGGAACGCTTGACCGAAGCAGAGGCCGAACAGGTTAATGCAGCCATGGCAACGCAGCCTTTCCGTATTCGTCAAATCTTTCTGACTGCGAATACCTTCCGCTCCGATCATGAGCTTTGGCCGCTGCTCGTGCAGATGGCGAAGGATTTGTTTGGCCAGACGCGAGCGGCAGAGCTTCTCGCCGCAGCATAAACGACATCGAAAACTCGACGTTTCGCACCGCCTTCAGGGCGGTTTTATTGTTGCCAATGGGGTTTTGCCGCCTCCCGCTGCAATCTTGGGAGAATTTTATGAATCTCGTCGACAACTTGCTGCAGTGAAACAGAATCTCCCCAAAATCTAACTTCAGTAGTTTCTGGATCGAACATGCGGAACATATCAATGTCGGCAGGGTTTCCAAACATTCCAATCGGACCAATGTTTTGGTCGAAATGATTGTGGTTTTCAGATTTCTCCCACCATCGGTCGATGCGCTCATCCATGTGTTCGAAATGATTGCGCATGGAGACATCTCGGAATGGAGAGTCGTCGTCAACACCTAAGCTCGTTCTGAGGTCTTTCCGCTGACTGGCTAACTGAGCGCCGCTCCCCCACAACATTTTGGCTATATTTGCGCTGGCCGTTAGAAAGCTCTGAAGAGCAAACCATACTCCGTCCTGATCTTTGTTCTTTAAGGATGAATTTATCAGGTTCGCTGACATCAGAACATACTTGCTCTGGTCTAATACCTGCCGTTGAAAAATTCTTAGTTGAAACAGTTCCATAGTATTTTCCCCAAGCCTTCAGGCAATTTAGGATATCCCCATGAACAAAACAACGTTCTTCGCGTATGCGAGGCGCGCGCCTTTTGGCGGGCGCTTGAGCCAAGCGCAGGTTGACGGCACGTCGGCAATTCTAGCTGAAGCGACACGCCGAGGCCTGCCGGATGAGCAGACGGCTTACGTGCTCGCAACGGCTTTCCACGAGACCGGCGGAAAGATGCAGCCGATCGAGGAGAGCCTGAACTACACCAGTGCGGCACGCATCAGGCAGGTGTGGCCGTCGCGGTTCTCCACTGTGCTGAGCGCCCAGCCCTATGTCCGCAAGCCGCAGGCCCTTGCAAACAAGGTCTATGGCGGGCGCATGGGCAATACCGGCGCAAACGACGGCTGGCGGTTCCGCGGTCGCGCCTTGGCGCAGATAACCGGCAAGGACAATTATAAGAAGTACGGCCTTGGCGATAACCCCGACGCCGCGCTGGAGATGGCCACAGCAATTCGCATCCTGTTTGACGGGATGATCAACGGCAAGTTCACTGGTAAGCGACTGGCCGACTACTTCGGCGCCGGTAAAGCTAACCCAGAAGGCGCCCGCGCCATCGTCAACGGCAGTGACAAGGCCAGCCTCATCGCCGGTTATTACCGCAACTTCCTCGACAGCCTTGTGGCTGCCCGCGAGATGAAGCCAGCCGTTGCTGAAGACGCCAAGCCTGACGACGTGTCGCTGCTGCAGGACAAGACCGTGCAGACCATCGTTGCAGGCACGGGCGGCACGCTCCTTACCGGCCTTATTGGCGCGGTGTCCAATCCATGGGCGTTTGCAACTGTCGCACTCCTGCTGGTCGCAGCAGGCGCAGGCTTCTGGCTCTGGAAGAGCGGTAGGCTCGAACTGAAGAGGGTGGCGGCGTGAGCCTCACAAGAATCGCCATTGAGTATGACAGCGACGCGGGAACAGCCACGGTGCGGATCGATAACGGCTCGGAGCAATGGGACAATGCAAAGCTTACGGTATGCGATGCAACTGAAACTCGCGACGGCTACCTGCTGCCGCTCACAGGGCAGCAGCGCATGCTTATTTTGACGGGAGTGCCGACATGACATGGCTCTTATCTCTGCGCTCCAAGATCACAGGCTGGGCCGTGGCTATCGCTGCTGCCCTTGCGATTCTGGCGGGTGCTTACCTCAAGGGCAGGGCGGACAACGCCACAAGCGCCACCGCCGACCGGCTGAAGGCCACCAACAAAGCAAGGAAGATCGAAGATGAAACCAGCAAGCTTGGCGGCGGTGATGTTGACGCTGCTCTGTCTCGGTGGATGCGTGACAGCCGGTAGCTACTGCGACGTAGCCCGGCCTGTCCGCCCGAGCGTCGAGGACAGCCTGACCGACGGTACGAAACGTCAGATCCTCGCGGAGAACACAAAACTGGAAAAACTATGCGGGGTGAAGCCGTGAGGGCTAGTTGGAGGTCGGCTCAGTCGCGCCGGCTACTCCAGCTGTTTGAACGACGTTCCGATCATCGTCGAACGATATGATCAAAGTCAGGGCCGTTAGTGCCACGACGATGGGCAGCGCGATGCATAGAATTCGAAGTGCCATGCATGCCGAGTGTCGAATGCCAATCATTGGCAGGTCTCTGAATTGGTGTTGCAGCCTAATTTCAAGCAGTAGGAGCGATATTTATGTCTAATCTAAGGAAAACACCGGATGACCGGCGCTGAAATCATGGCCGTTGTCGGCTTTATCGTGATGCTGATGGGCTTTCTGTTCGGACTCTGGAAGTACGTTGAAAGCCAGATCGCGAAAGCCGAGACACGAAACGCTGCAAAAGCAGACGCTGCAACGGCTCTTGCCAGCCTGACGCGGCAAGAGCTTTCCGACTACAAGCTGCGCGCAGCCGAAACTTTTGCCACGAAGGCGGGCATGCAGGAACAGACGTCGCAGATCATGCGGGCCATCGAAAGCGTGGCGCATCGCATCGATGGGCTCACCGAGCGGATTGATAACATCATGGCGACGAGGACGGGGCGGGGGAGGGGTTAGCGGCCTACGGGCCGCTTTCACTGGGTTAAAAAATCTTGGGCAAAGTCGGAAAGATATCAATTATCGCGTTCATGTTAGTTCATGCAAAAAGCGAGAGGATATGTCTTCGACGGTTGCGAAATCCGCTATCATCTGAGGGTGAAACATTACAGCATTGGTGGTCTCAGTGAGCGAGTGGCGGTAGGCAGGAACGAAATGCTTAAGTTGATCTAATCCGGCGTTCAGATTCTGGTATTCTTTCTTTGTTTTTGAATTTAACAATTCAGATGAGAGCAGATTATACTGCTCTAGGTTCTTTGGATCTATTGAGTACGGTGGTATGTACAGAGGAATTCTATGTACCAGTGTGTCCCGATAGTCCTTGAGGTGTTCAAACCAAGAGCTCATAGAGAGGACGTGTTGACGAAATCCCTCGCTGAAATGAGAAAGCAATTTTGAATTTTGCGGCGAAACTCCGATGAATGTTCGCTTTATCGTAATTGCTTTTTCGTGCACGAATATCCAAGAGAGATTATCAAAGCATCCAGCTAGGTTAGCAAAAAACGCGTGGATGTTTATTTCCGCGTTCTTTATGTCTTGTCTTTTTGGTATTCCCTTGTTGTCCGGTGGAATAGAGCTGTACACTTGCTGTAAAGAGTAGCTGATGGTCTTTATTCTACGTGCGAATCCTTGGTGGGCATACTCTCTCGCTAATTCGGACGTATACTTAAAGGTTAAATAACTTTCGACAATTTTATTCGCGCGCTTATCGATCGTGCTAAATGCTTCGCGAATCTCAGCTAGGTTCTCCTCGCTAAACATTGATAGTCTACTACGCTGGCTGCACTTGCGTATACTTCAGCGCAGCATTCTTGATGCGATCAGCGTACTCATAGATTTGATCGAGGCTTTCTATAATGATGCGGTCTTCGGCATCTCCGTCGAATATACCTATATACTTCGTCGAGCGATTGAAGTGCAGGCGCACAAGCGGCTTGCGATTGTTGTCGTCAAGCAGAACGGCACAGTAGGATTTTGCGTCCCGCATAAAAACGCGTTTTGCCGCGACAACTTCACGACAGATGGCCTTTACGACCATGAATCCTTCAATTTCGTCCTCAGTCGTAACGATCTCCGGATCATCCGCTGGCTGTTCGATTTGCTCTATGACCTCTTCCGTGCCAGCGAGTGCATTGGAAAGACGGCTCTTCACGGCGTCCATGATGACGTCACGAAAAGCCGACTTCGTTACTGCGGTGAGCATTTCTTTTACGGGAGCAGTGAGGCGACCGTCATAAACATCGGCAGCGACAATACGAACGAAATCTTCGGTAGGCTCTTCGATCAGGCTGTTAATGGCTTTTTTAATTCCAGACGCGTACTTCAGTCGTTCAGCAGTCGCCAGAATATTATCGACATTAAAGCTGGCCTTCTCAAACTTTTTGAGCTCAATAGCTATTGCCGGATTAAAGTCCGCTATATCGAAAACAAAGAACGGACGCGCATCTAGTTTGTTGGGCGCATCTAGATCGGTGTAAAAATTAAAGGTTCGGCCATTTGTGAGGATGGCAAACTTTGCATTTGTTACGCTGAAGTAGCGATACAGCTGATCTAGGTGCTTTTTTTCAAGGGTGAAGGTAATCGGCTTGCACTCAATCAAAATCCGAATTTCGTTATCGATTTTAATTGCATAGTCAACCTTTTCACCTTTTTTGCCCACGGCATCAGCAGTGAACTCAGGTATGACCTCATTTGGATCAAAAACATCATATCCAAGTGCACGAAGGAATGGCAGGACGACGGCAGTTTTGACTGCTTCTTCAGTGGCCATCGTGCTTGAATGCGTCTTCACGCGTTCAGCGATGACCTTAAGGCTTTCTTCGAAAGTACTCATGCCCCATCCCCCAATGCGGTAAATCCAAGTTAATCCGAAGCTGTCAGAGGCACGTCGAAACGTCAACTACCAATAGTTGTCGAGGCGGTTTTTAATTTTTCTATCCTCCGTTAACACCACATTTATCGCGGTATTCCATCCTTCCTTTTGCGCCGCTCACCACGGCTACCAACCAAACACGAGGAGACTGTATGTCCCATGACAGACAGGGCGCGGGTGCGCGCCTTTCACACGAAGAACTCCTGCGTCGCACGGAGGCTTACCGGGAGCACGGCACGCTGGTTAAGGCTGCCGCCGCGCTCGGCATCAAGAAGTCGGCTTTCCACGAGAGCATCAAGCGGGCGGCGGAGCTGGGGCTGTTGGGTCCGTCGCCGACGTTGCCCGGCTATGCGATCAAAAGCCTGACCGAAACGCCGAACGGCACTTATATGCGCCAGACGAAAGAGGCTGGCCCGGTTTATGAGCCAACTGCCGGCCTTGCTGTTAAAGGCAAGACAACGCTCGTTAATGCCGAAGGCAGGGTGATTACGCAGCACATCATGGAAAGGGCTGACGTGCAACAGCAACGCGCCATTTTGGACGCAATCGTTGCAGCCCTTTCTGAAAAACTGCCTCGCATCACACTTACGCCTCCTCCTGCGCACGTTGCGTCCGAACTACTTAACCAGTTCGTCGTGACAGACAGTCACTTCGGTATGCTGGCATGGCGTGAAGAAACCGGAGATGATTATGATCTTCGTATTGCCGAGCAGTTGCTACTGGATGGGTTCGCCGCAGCCGTAGCCGCCGCCCCGCAAGCGCACACGGCTGTGCTGGCCCAGTTGGGTGATCTGATGCATCACGATAGCCTGGAAAGCGTTACGCCTGCTCACAGATACGTGCTAGACGCCGACAGCCGTTTGCAGAAGGTTATCCGCGTCGTGATCCGCACAATCCGACGCATCATCGACATGCTTCTGCAAAAGCACCAGCACGTTCATGTTATCATGGCGTCCGGCAATCATGATCCGGCATCGTCGGCATGGCTACGTGAGATGCTCGCGGCCATGTACGAGCACGAGCCTCGCATAAGCGTCGACAACTCGCCGATGCATTACCACGTCTACTCGTGGGGCAAGACAGCACTGTTTTACCATCACGGCGACAAGCGGACCATCAACAATGTCGACGTCACGATGGCTGGCCTGTTCCGCAAAGAATACGGACTGAGTTTGTCGGCCTACTGCCACATTGGCCATAAGCATTCCGACGAAGGCATCAAGACAAACCTGATGTATGTCGAGCGCCACGAAACGCTTGCCGCCAAGGATGACTATGCCGCAAGCGGCGGCTGGCTGTCCGGCAGGTCGGCCAAGCGCATTACGTATCACAAAGAGTACGGCGAAGTTGCCAGAGACAGGATGACGCCAGCGATGGTTAAGGGCGCTGCGCGTATGCTGGTGGCTGCGAATGATAATGTGGCGAGCGAGAGGAGGGTGGCTTGAAGCGTCTAGTTTTGATCCCCGACGGATGGTCGGCCCCATACGGCGAAATAAGGCCAGGTTTATTCTTAGCCAATGGCGAGGTGTGCCTAAAATCAGAATACGGGCAAGAGGGCTATTGCGACAGTGGCGAAGCCTTTGCTCGGCATGAATTGGAAGTCCAACCGATCAAGGCTGTTTGGGAAGAATTCGAAGATTAACCCCCGCGCCGCCCACCAAGCGGCGCTTTCACCGCAAAAACACGAGGAGAGAATATGCTTGAAGAAGCAGAAGACCGCGCCGCGCGAGCGGCGGTTGAAGGGCGGCCAGTAGGCACAACCACTAAAGTAGTCCTAAGGGCTGGCGAGTTATACGTCGGCGACTTTCCCGTGCCGTATCCGGTATCAGTTGCCGAGCAACCGGCACACAAACCACTCGTCATCATCGAAAGCCCTTACAGCGGCGCGGTGACGCGCAATACCGAATATGCGCGCGCTTGCCTTCTAGATAGCTTGCGGCGAGGCGAAGCACCGATTGCGAGCCATTTGCTGCACACTCGAGTGCTGGACGATATGCGGCCAGATGAACGTGAACTCGGCATCGAGGCTGGCCTTGCATGGTATCGCGTGGCAGAGAAATGCGTTGTCTATGAGGATTTCGGGATGAGCCGAGGCATGGCGGAAGGAACGGCGCGAGCGCGTAGCTATGGTGTACAGGTTGAATATCGGCGATTAGAGGCATGGAGGGCAGCGGCGTGACGATACCAGAAGATATTGAAGCAACGGCAAAGAAGGTGGTGGAATTTTGGCTCCCACCGCGCGATGTGCGTGACGCCGCAATTGATAGCTTTGACATGGATGGGCTGACAAATTCTGTGAAGGAGATCATCGCCCGCGCCATACTCGCAGAGCGTCAGCGTTGCGCGGATGTGGCTATCCAACACTTCAAAGGATATGAATATAACTGCGCTCAGCGTGCCGCTGGAGCAACGATTTACGCCGCTATCCTTGCAGGAGAAAACCATGAGTAACCTTGAAACAGCAATTGCGGTAGCGGCGGCAGCGCATATGGACCAGAAGAGCGACAACGGCGACCCGTACATTCTGCATCCACTGCGCGTTATGATGGCACAGGAGACGCGCGAAACGCAGATCCTCGCCGTTATGCACGACATGATCGAGCACACGAACACTTCCCTGAACGATATCTATTCGTTCGGCTTTGATGATGACATCGTGCTGGCGTTGAACGCGATCACTCGACGCGACGACGAAGATTACTTCGTGTTTGTCAAAAGAGCCTGCTCCAATCCTATTGCGCGACCGGTCAAAATCGCAGACCTGCGCGATAATCTACGTACCTATGGCGACGATGAGGAACATCGTGTGCGCTATACAAAAGCCCTCGAAATGATCGGGGAGGCGCCATGACCAACTTCTACGCTGGCCAGAAAGTCGTCTGCATCGATAGCGCTGTCGGTTTCGAGCAGTTCATCGAGATCAAGGAAGGCGAGGTCTACACCATAAGCTGGATCGGCCCGTTCGAACATTACACGCAGGGCGACTTCATCGGCGTTCGCCTCAAAGGTGTCGATCGTGGCATCTGCCCTCAGTTCGGCTATGACAATCCGCCGTTCGCTGCGCGTCGGTTTCGTCCGCTTGTTCGCGATAAGCTTTCGTCAGTTCGCAGGTTACTCGCAGGCGGGCCAGTAACTGAGAAGTTCGAAGAGCCTAAGCGGAAGGTGAGGGAAGGGGTATGAGTTTCGTCGTCGACGGCACAGCGCCTATTTATGCCGACCTCAAGTTTGCGCCCGTAACCTCCGATGGCGGCGGCACGAGCTACTACGAGTTGCCGGCCGGTGCGACCGAGCTCAATGACCTGATTGAGCACAAAGGCATGTCCTTTGCGCTCGGTAACATCTTCAAGGCTTGCTACAGGTTTGGTGAGAAAGACGCGGCCAGCAGAATGTATGATCTGAACAAAATCATATATTTCGCGGAGAGGTTGAAAGCGTTGGAAGGCAAAAGGGCAGCCTAAAAAAAAGAACCCCGCATCGCTGCGGGAAGATTCACGACGCGCTCGACGGGGATTGGGTTTGCCTCGGTCGCGTCGGGACTTTGCGTTTTGGTTTGGGCAGCAGTCCCTCCCGCTGCGCTCTCTTTTTTGCGTCTTTACGAGCGCGGCGAATGGCTTCGTCCTTCTCTCTGACGCGTTTTTCTGAGGGCTTCTCGTAGGCGCGACGTGCTTTCATTTCGCGAAAGACACCTTCGCGCTGCAGCTTCTTTTTTAGTACGCGGAGCGCTTGGTCGACATTGTTATCTCTTACGAGTACCTGCAACTTCTGTCCTACTCTTTGATAATTTGGAGTGATCGCGCTCCAATCGCGCAGCTCGGAGCCGTTCAGTCTTTGCGTCGACTGCCGCTCGTTCGTTTTCCAGGATGCCTTTGGCCGTCTTGTCGGTAACGGCGTTTTTAGTTTCCATTCGGGTGAGAGGCTGCTTGAAGAGCGTCTCTTTTGTTAGTTCACCCATACTATACTCCCGTGCCGGACGTTGGTTCCGCATGTGGTTCAGAAAAACAGAAGCCAAAATAAAAAAGGCCGGGCTAACCCGACCTTCCATTTGTCTCAACAATCAATGCCAGTACATCCGTGGTCAAAGATCGGAGACAATATTTCCACTCCCATTAGAGAGCTTGAAGGTTATCGGCAGCCTTCTTGCCCGAGCGGCGATCCGCTACTAGCTCGAAGCTCACTTTCTGGCCTTCGTTGAGTGAATGCAAACCTGCACGCTCAACAGCCGAAACATGAACGAAAACATCAGGCGAACCGTCGTCGGGCTGAATAAATCCAAAGCCTTTTGTGCCATTAAAGAATTTTACTGTTCCGTTTGTCATATTGAATATCCTTCAAATCGAACGGTTAAATAATAACGAAAATTAATTCGCTGCGAGTTTTACGATTTGAGAGAAAAAGAGGGGCTTTGAATTTTAGCCACGTCGTTCGATAACAAAGTCGATGGACAACATTTAGCGTTTATCAACGCTTTTTACAAGAGTAGCACTCTTGTTTTATTAAAAATAGATTTTGCGACAAAAAGAACCCCGCAGCGAAAACCGCGCGGGGTAAGGCAACTGCGCCCCCAACAAGGACGCCGAAATTTACCCATCCGGTCAAAAAAAGTAAAGCCCCAACGCTTTCGGCCGGCGCTGGGGCGGCGTACCGATAGGGGTGTTGAATGGATCAACCTGGTACGCACATTAAGGATAGCTAATATTAGTCAAAAGAAAACTGGTACGTTTTCATTCTCCCAAGGATTGTCGCGTGCCAGCCCGTCGCGTGGCCCGTCAGGCTTCAAACTTCCTGCCTTTCAGCGATGTCGGCCTGCCCTCTTCAGCGGCTCGATGACAGGCAGCGAGAGTGGTTATCCACACACCGGCCTTGAGAAGGATTTTCTGCTCACCGGATAGCCACGCATCCACAAGAGAGACATGGCATTCCAGTTTTCGCGCCATCATTTCTGGCGTCCAGCCGATATCCAATAAGCAATGATCAATTTGATCTGGCTTCATCTCAAGATCCCCAATGATCGCATTTGCCGCTTCGACATTTTTCTAATCCCAAGTCCAGCGCTTAACCATATACGAAACAATCAAAGGGGCCCTGGATTTCTCCAGAGCCCCTTTCGCGTAAGCGGGTTGGTTATCTACTGTAAGATAGGCCACCCCAAATTCGGCCCTCGTCACGATGACGACCACCATGGACGGCACCGATGTACGCGGCCACCGCAGCAACAAGTGCAGATGCGGCAAGGAGAAAGGCCGTCAGAATACCGGTCATTCTGGCCTTTTCAGCCGCTGCAGCTGCTTTCGCTTTGACTTCTTCCGCAGTTTTTGCAGCTTGCGCCTGAGCGTCGGCGACTGCCTTTTTTGCTTCTTCCACTTTCGCCTGGGCTTCAGAACGCAGCGCCTGAACGCGCTCGACAGTCTGGTTCACTCGAGTCTGGGCGTCATTTTGACTGAGCCCAGTCCGAGCGGCGACCTGATTTGTGAGCCAGGCGCGGTCCGCGTCAGAGATTTCACCGGTACTAAGCAGGTTTCCCAGAATACCACTTATTTGACGTTGGAAATCCGCCAAGTTCTGAGCTTCCTGACCGGTTACAGAGCTTCCCTGACCGTCTGTGCGCAATAGGCTATCCGTAAGATAGTCTAATGGGTTTGTTTTCAGTCCTTGAGGCAACATCTGCTCAACGGATGGAGCGGCGGCTTGTCCTGCACCCTGCGCAAGCCCGGAGACAGCTTGCCCTGTACCTGAAACGATGCCGCCAGCTAACTGACCGGCGCCCTGAGCGGCGCTACCGACAACCGTGCCAGCGGTTTGTACTGCAGTCTCAGCTGCGCCTCCCACCGCTTTTGCGCCACCTGAAATAGCGCTGACGAGTAGTAGTGTGGAAACAATAATGCCTAAGCCCCAAACAACCAAGCCATTCAGGCCGTCCCGAACGGTCAATTCGTCACGAGTTGCGGTTCCAGCGGGTCGGCGCATTCTTCCGGTGATATATCCGCCGAGCATATAAGACGCGACCGTCGATATGACGATAAAGAGCGCCGTAATAACGAGCCATACGGTGCTTATATCTCCTCCTTCATCGACGGAAAATGAGCTTAAGCCAAGACCGCCGGCGAATGTTGTAAGAACGGCCATTACACCTGATGCCACTGTAGCGCCCGCAAAGATTGCCGCCCAGTCTACATAGCCGCGATCACTCGTGTTTTCTACAATAGTTGGCTCTACCATCAACGTAACCCCAGAAACGAGAGGATGAACAACACGATAACGACTAGACCTACTAAATAGATAATGGAGTTCATGTTGATTATCTCCTTTCGATAAAAGAATACCCGTCGTGCATTTCTATAATGCAGCGAGTTTTTCTAACTGAGACAACTCGCTAGATAGCAAAAGGTTTCAGCGAAAGGTGAATTATTGATTCCATCAATCCTTTGATCTATCCGGATATGGCTCTTTTGGGGCCCGAAGATTTGGATTGCCCGGCGCGTTTGATTGTTCGTGTGTAGGTTTTTCCTGATGATCGCTTGGCTCGACCTGGGACGGATCAGTTGCTGATTTCTCTCTCACCAGATCGGGATGGGACCATGGGCTTCTTTTTTGTGCCATCGCCTGTCCTCCAGATTTTGAAAGCCCCGACGCGCTCTTCTCGGAGGCGTCGGGGCCGCGCTCGACAAATGAGGTGCATGCCCTTGCCTTGCGCTTTATCCGCTGAGCTTCGTACGACCCAGCGAATAACTGAAAAATGCCCTGCCGAGGGACGAGCTAGGCAGGGCTGCGCCAGCGACGGTTTTTGGTGGTAGTAGAGGTAAACTGGCGCGAAGTTATCGTTCTTGCATCATTAAAACTCTGGGGAGGGGGAATGGTTCCGCTGTGAGCGCCACGCTATTCCTCCGGGTCAGTTCCCGTTTCTCCCATCTGGACGCCTTTTGCCATACTAGCGATAGCCCGTGCTATTTCGATGCGATCCCATCCGGCCTCTTGTGCGTCGTCTATCAGGCTGAACAGGCCGTCGGCCAGAGCTTCCTGACAGTCCATAAACCGTTCCGGGTAGTCCTCGTCTTTCTTCGGCCCTTTCATTCCATCCTCCCTAGAACAAACTTGCCTGCTCTTCCTTATTGTCATTGCTCGGCGTGAGGTCGATCAGATCGGCATCGGGCAAGGGCTTTTGCATTTCCTTAGCTTCATCCCATGGAGCACGCAACCACGTGTCGATTTCCTCCGTGGTGCGGAGGATCACAGGCATTGCCTTCGGATGGATCGGCTTCACCACGGCATTCGGCTCTGTTGTGAGAAACCCGAAGATATCGACTTCGACAGGGCCTTCCTTTTTCTTCCGCACACCTTTCCAGCTTGTCCAAATGCCAGCGAAGGCAAACAGCGGCTTTTCCTCATTCAGCGCGAACCAGTGAAGCGGCTTCCGTTTCGTCTTTGGGTCCGGTTCCTGCCCATATTCAGAGAAGGATGTGGCTGGGACAACGCACCGACTTTCGACGCCTTGCCAGCGCCGCCAATGAGGCGAAGTGAGATTGCGGATATTGGTCACGCCGCTGTCCGCTTCACCTTTCACATACATCGGCGGTGTAGGCATGCCCCAGCGGAGCATCGCCAACTCTGGCTCGTCGCCTTTGACGTTTCGCAAAACCGGAGCCGGATAGTCGGGAAAGATATCCATCTGCGGATCGACGCGGTTGGTCAGGTCCGAGAATTTCTTGAACAGGCGGCGCATGGCCTCATGTGTCGTGGTGATATTGTATAGATTGCACATGCACACCTCCTCGTTGTGAAGAGAATAGCGCGGTTATCGTTGGCGTCTAGTTGGTTGCTTTCGGTCTGACTGTAATGCGATGCTGCGTGAGTTACATTGTATCGCATCTAAAATTGTCGGGCTGATCAATTTAGGATTTTGCAATGCGAATTGTTGATATCAGAGAAAGGTCGATTGATCTCAGCCGTTTCGCGGATTTGAGTATCCATCAGTCTCTGCTAACGACGAGTATTGTCGCTGTCGTGACTGATGTTTTACGTAACGGCATCCCGATTGTCGGATATGGCTTCGGTTCTGTCGGTCGGTTCGCCCAGTCAGGATTGATAAGAGAACGGTTCGCTCCTCGCTTACTTGCAGCCGACACTGATCAATTATCCAATTACACAAACGATAATATTGATCCGTTTCGCGCTTGGAAGCTAATGATGTCTGATGAAAAGGCTGGTGGTCATGGTGAACGCTGTGTTGCAGTCGGAGCCCTAGACATGGCAATCTGGGATGCCGCAGCAAAAATCGAAGACGCCCCACTATTCAGCTTTCTCGCCAAAACCTTGGGCAATAATTCTGAGCAGGGGAATCAAATTAACTGTTACGCTGCCGGTGGATATCCTTACCCTATCGAAGACCATTCTTCGTTGCGCACCGAAATTCGATTGATTGTTGACCGAGGCTTTACGCATGCGAAAATCAAGATCGGTAAAGGGGAAATATCGGAAGACTTACGGCGGATCGATATAGCCGCAAAAGAATTGCCAAATGGCTATTCTAGTTTGGCTGTGGACGCAATGAACGCCTACAGCCATGAAAGTGCACTACAGGCCGCAACCGCGCTCTCGGCAAAAGAACTGTGGTGGTTCGAAGATATCTGCGATCCGTTGGATTTCGATACTCAATCTGACATTGCCGAAATTTACGCGCCGCCGCTTGCTGCCGGCGAAGCGTTATTTTCTCTCTCTGAAGCCAAGCTGTTGGCGCGTCACGGTGGTTTAAGACCCGATCACGACGTTTTGGTATTTGATCCAGTTCACTGTTACGGGTTGCCTGTCTACCTCAAAATTGTTGACTATTACGTCAAACATGGATGGTCGGAAAAGTCATTCTGGCCACATGGCGGCCATCAATTTTGTCAGCACGTAGTGGCTGCGCTAGGCCTCGGAGGCGCGGAGGTGAACCTCACTAGCTTTCAGCCGCTTTGTGGGCTTGCGGACGATACTGTTGTGGTAGATGGAAGGATCAGTATGTCTGACCGTCCTGGCATCGGTTTTGAGCATCGCAACGCAGTGCGCCAATTGTTTCATAGCTTGCTGGAAACGGGGTAAGTACTCATCCGTGGCGGTGGCCTTGGCAACCGAAAGTGCCATTCCTTATCTGCACCGTCCAGTCATGTCGAAATACGACATTTGCCGTATTCCCTCTTAGGCCAGATAGGTTGAATGTCTCCCTGCCTTCCAAAGGGGAAGGCTTGATTGGAGGGCAAAATGAAATACGCAATTATCGCCATGGCTATTTTACTGGCAGGCGCCTCGACTGCTTCCGCAATGGCTAGTTGGAAGCCAAATTCGCACTGCCGCACCGGTTTGAATTGTAAGACCGGTAGGTAATTTCAACAGGCGCCTTGTCACAGGCGCCTATTTCTTTTTGCCAGCCAACGCATCTTCGCCTTCTTGTTTATGGCCGCGGCAAAGCCAAAGCTGGCCATTCGACAATTTATAGCCAAAGGTTCCCCACTCCTTACAGCCTTTGGCATCACACCAGTGCACGAACAGGCTCCCGGCCTTAGCTACGTGTGCGTTGTCGTTCTTGTACCCGGCCATTCTCACCTCGGCATTTTCGTAATTCCAAACTGCGCATAGCCCTTTGTCGTACAGACCTTGCAGCGCATGCGCCTGTGCAGGTCCACAAACCAGGTATGCGTTCCGTATTTGCGCAGGAGCATCTCTCTATCAACCGACCCGATATGCCCACACTGGCAACAGAACCCGTAAAGCTCATACCATTTGAACAGGTCCATGATCCGGGTCGATACCGGCATTTCGGTTAGGTAAGGTGGACGCTGTTTCATCAGTCAAAGTACATCTCCCACGGCTTGGATTTCTTGTCCGTTGGGTCATAGGGAACGCCGCCGTATAGCTGGATGAACTCTTGCTGGCCTTCTTCGGTTGGGAATTTCACAATCGAGAAGTAACGGCCTTCATGATATACGCATCCATGCAGGCGATAGGCGCCGAGCCGATGTTCATCCGCAATCACTTCCAAAAGCCTTATCCGCAGCTCATCAGTCAAGAAAAGCACGACCTGAAACGGATAATGCTTAGTGATGAGCGTCTTTGGCGGTTCGCCGCGTGATCTCCCGCTCATTTCACGAACACCGTTGGCTTCCAGCCTCGAGTATAACCATGGCTGACAGCCATGCTGGCTATAGCGATCTCTTTGACGAGAAAATCCCGATCCTTGAGCAGTGTTTCTATCGCAGCCCGCACATCGCCCTTGTGGTAGGCGAGAACCAATTCAATTTCGTCGTCGTATTCATTATCCTGCGCAACTGCACTCATTGTTCTGCTCCATTGAAGCAGACACACACGCCACCAAGCATGTCTGGATTTCATCAGCGCCGCCCGCTGATGTTCCTAAAATGTTCTCATACGAGGTGAGAGTCAATTGCGATCTTGAAGCTGTGGAAATCAGGTGAATTGTTTGTGGACTTCCTGGGATTTATCACGCTCAACTGACGACTGTCTTCTGCCAGATGCCGTCGCCAAAAGGCTTGCCGCCATGCCGACGCATGAAAGCGCTCATGCACTTTTCAGTAGGGAAACTGAATACGCAGAAATCAATTCCGGACTTGCGGGCCATGCGATGAGGCAATCTGGCACCAAGCCGATCAGCATCGCGATGAACTTCGCGACGGGCAAACTTCAATGCGTAAGATTCGGGGAGGGCAACCTGGAACGTTTTCAT